TCAGCTTTTCGCCAGAACGGTGACGGCCTTATCGAGTTTTTGCCATCCGCAATAGGTGATTGCCCTGAACGCTGTAGCGTCATTCTGGAAAAGGCTAACCGTCCCTGATTCGGTTTTTATTACCGCCTCATCAGTTGGGGTTATAACTGTGGCTTCAACGTTAATAATCAGCTTTTGAGCGTCTATCAGCATCATGCGATCCGCCTGTTCGCTCACAATTACCGGTATTCTCAAAAGCTCTATCTGCCAGAACTCAGCATCAGTAAGCTGTAAGGCGTTTTCTACGGGCAAGATTAGCGACGACGTGGCAAGCGTGTTACCGTTCGCTATGTGCTTTTTGAAAAGCTCTATGAAGTTTTCGGCCTCATCAGCACCATTAAGCACGCCCTCAGGGGATACGCCCGCCACCTCCTGGTCACTGGAAAGAAATTTTTTATCTATTTCTTTCACCGATTCCGATGTGATCAAGTCTCTGATCGCTGAATTGGTACAAGGGGTGCTAAATTTGATTAGCTCGTTATTCAGCATCACAATAGCGCCAAGTTTGCACAGTTTTAGCGCACTTTCGTTTACTTCTCCCTCTTTGACAGGGATTTCTTCGGCTTCTTTAAGCCATTTACTACCCTTGCCTGATATTGACTGCAATTTTGCGCCAAACGGAAGATTCAGCGCGCTGCTGATTAGCTTGCCTGGTACAGACTGCGAAAAAATATACTCGCCAAGCTCTCTTACTATCGGCTCTGCCACCAGCGACGGCATATTATCCGTAGTCATTCCGGCAACAATGGATTTTTCAAGAAATTTCGATACTGCCGGATCATTTTTTTTCGTCATTTCAATTGCGTCTGCATGGCTGAATTTACACGATGTAAGCACGCTGGCGGCGCGAACTGCCGACACGCCTTTCATGTTTTTAGAAATCATCATCTTCTTCCTCCTGGTAACATGGGGTTAGGGTTTCGTGAAAATATGGCATCAGAACAGCGGCAGCCTGTAACCGTATTTCTGTTGGCTGCTGCTTGTCGTTCATGATTTCCGTGAGTACATCAATAGGGTCTGTGATGTATTCGCTCATAGTTCGCTACCTCAGTGTTTTAAGCCAGTTGGTGGCTTAGGGATGGGGAACCGATTTGAGGAGACATTAGCGGCATTGAGTTTTTTAACCTCTTTTTTCCCAATGCTGCCGATCTTGCGGTGGGTGAACTGGGCCAGCTTAAACGCGGCATCTAAAGCCAGTTTTTGATCTGTGTCCATGTTGTCAATCAGTATCCTGCCCATTGCTTTGATGGGGTCGGGTAGGCCGTTATCCATCATCTCAATGGTGTTAATTGATGCCCGTTCCGGTGTAACTTTTTCGGTAACTTTCTTTGTAACTTTTTTCGGTTTTGTAACCTGAAAAGTTACATCAGAAGTTACAGCCTTAAGATACTTTTTCACCTCCGGATCATTGGATAGCTGCCAGCCTTTAACCCTTGCAGTCTTTTCGCTGTATCCCGCATGTATCGCGGCTTCCGTTGGATTTGTGCCCTTTGATAACGCATCAGCAAACCGCTTTTTTTTGGTCGTTAATGCCATGCAAAAACCTCGTTTTGAGGGGGTGTAACTTTTCGTGTAACTTTTTTGAAAAGCAAAATTTTCTATGAATGAGACGGGGGGCGGTGTCCAGGGCGATCGACTTTCCGGCCGGAACACTCCCCCCCTGTCATTGCTCACCGAGTAACGAGATCAGGCCTTCAACTTCATCACTCAGCTTGTTTATTCGTGTCTCAAGCTCTGCGATCTTTTCCATCAATGGCGCTATGGTGTCTCTTGTTTCCTCGCCAATGGCTTTAATGATGCTTGCCTCGCGTTCTGTGATAGCCATTGTTTACGCCTCACTTGTTGCAATGCCCAGGCGTTCGCGTAACAGTACGCGCGCAAGATGCCCTATTGTTGGTGTTGCCGCCCTGCCGTAGATACCTGATTCATTCATCCGGCGCACAATATCGAACTGCAACTTTTTAAGCTCGTTAAGGATTTCATGATCAATCATCACGGTAGCGCTTTGCTTTATCTCTTCCACTTTGTTTTCTCCTGATACTTATCATTGCATAACCAGTATTTTCGATAGATTATCATTAATTAACCATCTTTGAAGATATATGAGATCGAAAAAAAGCCGGATTGCTCCGGCTATGTGCTCACTTCTTCGGTTATTCTCCAGCGCTTTTAACGTTGATGGTTGTTACCTGTTCCGCTTCGGCAATCTCCCGTTCTGTCAGCGTGGCAAAGTTTGCCGCCGCGGTGGTCATGAATGCGCTTATCAGTTCGGGATGCTCCTTCGCGTATCCTTCCCCCGCGTGGCGGTCTATCGTTCTGATTGCCACCTTTAAGGAAAGCTCTGTCATGTCTAACGCTTTATATTTTGGCGCTGTCTTATCTCTGGTTTTTCTGTTCATTCCCCACTACTCCCCACTTTTGCTCCCCACTTTTTGAAATTACCCACCGTCTCCCCACCTCTTTTTTTTGTGATTCTAACGTTATGTTTTTCAATATGTTTTTTACTCCCCACTTTTTTGGGTATATACAGGTGGGAAAGTGGGTAATTATGTTTCAATTTTGTTAAATTCCCCACTCCCCCCACTTTTACTCCCCACTTTTTACAGCGGGCGCACGTCATCACCGTCAATAACGATTACGCCATCATTTTCCAGCTTGTACAGCCAGCGCCGGAAGTGCTTCATCTCATACCCCAGCTTTTTCATATCGTCGCGGAGAAGGGCGATAGTGCACGCCTCCCCGTGTGCTGTTCGTGTTCTGATGCACTGCCATAGCGCGGCGTGATTCTCCGTCTTGTTCCCTGCCTCCTCGATGCGCTCCAGTTCAACGGGAGGGCGCGGCTTATCCACCACCACCAGCGACGTGATTAACTCCCCGTCAGCGTCGGTAAAAAGCTCCACCACGCGTAAGTCATATGCTGCTTCTTTGAGTTCCTCCGCGTCCTTCATTTTGGTACATGAGATAACCAGCGCTTCGCTGCCTGCGTCCTCCCTGCGTATCCGGTATTCGGCGTCCAGTGATGCACGAAATGCACTGGAACCACGCGCCCCCTTTGTTTCATCCTTGCCGGAATGGTGAACCACCAGCACCGTTGCCCCTGTGCGCCGTTTCAGTTCGTCACACCCACGGATAAACGCCCCCATATCACGGGAATCATTTTCATCATTGCCGCCAAAGCAGCGCGCCAGCGTATCCAGAATAATCATTCGAACCGGTTTACCCGTTTCCCGTTCCACCTGACGGGCAGCGATAACCATTTCCTCAACATCAAGCGGGGCAGCCGGAAAGATGGGACGGTTTACCAGATACAGATTTTTCACCTGCTCACCGTGCACAACCTCCCAGGCTTTTACACGACGCGGAACGCCGATACCGCCTTCACCAACCACATAGAGAACAGCGCCATGCGCCACCCTGCGGCCTCCCCACTGGCGGCCCGTGGAAACGTGACACGCCCACGAACCCGCAAGGAACGATTTATATGAACCGCTCGCCCCGTATATGCTGCACAGCGATACCGCCGGAATAATCCCCTTAACCACGTAATCAAGTTGTGTGTCGTATCCGGCAGATCCCACGCTCATTGGTAGCGTGGTTTTTCGCTGGTGGTGTTTTTCTTCCCCTGGCTTTTTCCCCCGCTCCCGTTCCAGATATTCGCGCCAGTTCTCCCGCTTCTGGCTGTGCATCCCTTCGGGGTAATAATTCGCATCAGTTACACCCGCCGCCGCCAGCTTGTGCGCAATGGCATTAATATTTGATGGCCTGATGTGGCCTGCCTTGTACAGCCGGACACAATAGCGCCCCTCGTCGATGATTCTCAGGTCTGCCAGTTCATCCAGTTGATCATCAGCCAGCACAACGGGAGGCACATTATCGCCAGCCAGTCGCCCGTCCTGTTCCTGCCACTGTTTCGCATGTGCCCAGGCATCACTACCCGCAAAAATAATGACTTCGGTCATCTTGTCGTAAGGCTGTTTTTTTAAGTTCGGTGCGCTTTTCATTTCTTGCCCCTGAATCCGTTAATCATGGTTTTCAGCTTCTGGATGTTTGCCCGTGCCCTGGCGTTGCTGGTGGGCACGTTATGCGGCGCGGTCTGTACCAGAGAAAAATCACGCCGGAACTGATAAACAGGCATCACGCAATCATATTCGTAACCTTCACGGCGGTAAGTTACGCACCGTCCCGCCACGCCCTTAATCATTACCGTGCCGCCGTACTGGTCGCGGTAAATATCACCGCGCGTAAATTTAGGGTGAGTGTTGCCACTGGCAGTTAAGCCAGAATATTTAAGTTTCATTATTTTTATTCTCCGGTGTGCTGTTCGTTATATCTGTCGTGCAATAGATCTATTTCTTGCAGTTCCATTATTACAGGCTCAAGAAGCGTTATTAATGCTGTGGCAATTCTTGATTTTTGTTTGTCGCGTTCATTGTCGCCAAGTGTTTCAAGCCATATGCGCAATATTTCGTACATACCTTCAGCGTAAGCAAGGGCACTAAATGCGCGGTCTATTGTTTCGTGGTAAATATCACGCATATTAATCCCCGTCCGTTGTTTTTCTTAAAACAGCTTCTGTCACGAAATCAGCATAGTTAGCGGCAATATCAAGAATATTTAGCCCTGTATCTCTGTGCTCATCAGTGCAAAGAAAGAAAAAAGCCACCCGCATAATTTCAGATATTGACGAAAGCGCATCAGCCGCATCATCAGGAACGCCGGAAAATTCTTGTTTCAGGGAATTAAAACGATCATCACGCATAACCCCCCCCCATTTTCACAATCAGCAACAAGAATATTTTTAGCGTCATTCAGCGACCGCGTTGCGATGTATCGGATACATTCCAGGGCGAACTGTGTCCGGTCTTTCTGTTCTTCTCCCTGCGCAAGCTCTGCAGTGCATTCAATATCGATAAGCGCGTGCATCAGCGTAGTGAGCGCGGCGGCTGCTGCGTCCGGTGTGGTTTTATTGCACATGGCACACCTCCTGACGAATACGGGCGGCGAATACAGCAACACAACCGGACGGGCAACGGCTACGCGCTTCGCGTTCCGTCCAGGCGGTTACGTGGATGATTTGAGATTCTCCGGCACTCAGTGCCAGAAAACGCCACACAAAGGCCGTTTGTGTGTGTACAAGGTGTGGTATATGATTTACGGCAACCATAACGGCTCCTAGTTTACGTTGTTGGTTAGACGCCCCGTATGTGTTCCCGCACTGCGGGGTGTTGTTATTTGGTGCATCGCACCATCTGTTTTTAACCTATCAGCAAGTGAATCGCACTTCAAGCCTTTTTCTCTGAATTTTTTTTGTGTATACTGAATCGCACCAACTTAGAGAGGATTCTGTAATGGCAACAGGTTCAACAAATAATAAGTCGCAACAGTTAAATGCCAGATTCCCGCATGATGTTGTTGCAGACTTAGAAAAAAATTTAGATGAAGGTGAAAGCAAAGCGCAATTTATAGTTACTGCCGTTAAAGGCGAAATCAAACGCCGCCAGCGCCGCAAGGCCAAAGAGCAGGAGTAACCATCACCAGCGCCGTGGTGTGAGGTACTACGGCGCATTGCTATGCAGGACAACACAATGACCGATAAAGAATTGACCAAAACATTATCACCGGCACGGAAAAGACGGCGCAGAAAGATAGAGCATGAATCAGAAAGATTCGCACCATGTGCTTTTGCCCTTGAGCAATTCCTTAAAGAGTACAGGGAAAAGCGCTCATTGCAGGTATGGCAACGAACTGAACCAGACTGATTGCATTGCCCACCAGCCTGATAGCGGCTATCATCCCCGTGCTTATGTTTGGGATCACATACACATAAGGCGCAGCGGGTTAATTGTTCAGAAAGGCGGCTCCATATCGGGGCCGCTTTTTTCGTGTTTGTCATATCTGTGATACCCGTTAAGCAGCCGTTCCGCGTGCTTCCTCTTCGCGTTCTTTCTGCCAGGACAACACATCATCCTCATACCATCCGCGACGGCGTAAACCAACGCGAAAACCCTGCGGAAATTCTCCGGCGTTGATCATGCTTTGCAGCGTGCTGTCTGCCTTGATGTGGATAATTTTTTTTACTTCCTGGCGAAAGATAATTTTTCTGATTGCTTCCATCGTGATTTACCTTGTGAATCCGGTGTATTCCGGTGACAAATACGGTAAATCATCGGATATGGGTAAAAACAGTTCCCACCGTTTTTAAACGGTATACACCGTTTTTTATATTGATGATTTGAAATGGAATTATAAAAAAAGCGGCATTTCTGCCGCTTCCAGGATTGTTACCGCCATTTTTTGGGCCTGCCTCCGATCTTCATAGATGCCGGACGTACGACCTTATCAATACTTACCGCCAGATTTCTGGAAGCGCCACGGGATACCAGAAAATCTACTACCTGTTTTTTTGATGGGGCCGTCGTTCTGTCCTCCGGATCGTAGGTTGACCAAAATTCATGCTGAACCATCAGGGCCAGTTGCAGCCCGTCGCAATTGCATCTGATATTTTTTTGCATCTTAACGGTTTCATGTTTCACGGCCTTGTCGTTAAATTTGATGCAATTATACGACGGTTTTACATGGTTTTCGTAGTTTTTACTGGTTTTCTGTACAGCTACACGGCTCGGATACCCCTTTTACCACTGGCGAGGGTTACGCCCGTCGCCGCAGCCTCGACAAATTCGCCCCACCAGCGCATCAGCACGATGCGTTTTTCTATGTAGTTGCTCCGGTTGTATGCCCGTCTAACTTCGTTGGTGTCGACGTGGGCAAGTGCCGCCTCTATTACGTCCGGCTCGAATCCTTCCTCGTTCGCTGCTGTGCTGAATATGGCGCGTAATCCATGAGACACCAGCACGCCAGCGAATCCCATACGCCGCAATGCTGCGTTAGCTGTCTGGCTGTTCATCGGCTGCTGTGGGTCTTTCAGACTTGGGAAAACGTAATTGCGGTGGTGGCTGATTGGTTTCATGGCCTCCAGCACCGCCATAGCCTGACCGGAAAGCGGGATAACGTGATCCCTGCGCATCTTCATGCGTCCGGCAGGTATCGTCCATTGCTTCGCGTCCAGGTTGATTTCATCCCACCGCGTTGATGACGCTTCGGCGGGACGGGTTACGGTCAGTAACTGCCATTCAATCAGTAATCTGGTCTGCCGTTCTGTTGCCGATACTGATAAAGCCTGCATAAGCTCGGGCAGCTGTTCGGGGCGGATTGTTGGCATATGTTTTTTTACAGGTGAGGGAAACGCCTTACGCACATTCATAGCCGGATTGGCATCAATCAGCCCACTGTTGGCGGCGTAATCCATTACCTCATTAACGCGCTGTAAAACCCGCTTGAGTGTTTCCAGGTTGCCGCGCTCCTTGATGGGGGTAAGCACTTCAACGAACCTTCGGGCGGTGAGGGTATCTATTGGCGTGTTGCCGATGAACGGGAATACATATTTATCCAGCGAACGCCAGATGTCTTTAATCGTGTTGGGGGCCAGATTCTGGCTGATTTTCACCTGGTACCATGCCGCCGCCACATTTTCGAACGTGTTCCCTTGTCTTCGGGCCTCTGTCTCTCTTTTTTGCCTCTCGTGGTCCTGTGGGTCAGTTCCGGCACTGATTAACGTCCTGTACTCGCTACGGCGTTTTCTGGCATCAGCCAGGGAAACATCTTCAAGCGATCCAAAACTCAGCAATATTCTTTTTTTGTCCGATGGTCGGTAGTAGGAAAATCTCCAGAGTTTTGATCCAGACGGTTTGACCAGGAGAAAAAGCCCTCCGCCGTCCTGCAGGGTGTACTCCTTTTGCGCTGGTCTGGCTGCTTTGATCTGCACTGTGGTTAATGGGTGTGTTTTTCTCGCCATATGTCTATGATTCCACACGAAAAAACAGGGTTTTAGTTATACGGCTTTAGTTATACGCCAGCCCGTATAACTAAACGTATAACTAAAAAATCCGGCTGATAGCTTATAAATCCGGTGATGTTCGGTGACTAAAAAACATAAAAAAACCCGCCAATCAAGTGATTAGCGGGTTATCCCTGTCTTATCCGGTGCTTTCCGGTGATATCCGGTGGGCGATTTGGTCGGCACGAGAGGATTTGAACCTCCGACCCCCGACACCCCATGTCACCGCGCCTGAAACGCTGGAGACCGCGCCATTGCTGGGCTGGCAGGGTGTTTCACTGTGTGCGCAAACAGTGCATAATTCGCAAAATTCACGCTATATACATCAATGAGTTAAGAGAGATTTTTCCCCACTCCTAAATGGTCAGTTTTTGGAGCATTACTATATTAATAGGTTCCGTCTATAGCACTTTTTGATTTGCTTCTAATATGCTTTTCTGTGGATAAGATTTAGTTATCCACAGACTTATCTCCTAAGTTTCCGAGCGGCTACATGTTTTTTGTTGATTGTTTTATGTTTGGCGTAAAGTCAACAATTACTTCGCTTTTTGACCATTTTAGCCCATTGGAAATTACGATCATCTTCATGTAACCTTCTAAAACTTACTAAGATTGCAGAAGTTAAAGCAACATAGCTCGTAGTTTCTTAAAGGTGATTTAATGCCACAGCCGGCGCTAAAAGCGAACGAAATCAGCAGTGAATTAATCGATATTCTTGCGGCTCGGAATACGATATCCGAAATGCAATATTTTCGTTATATCAGAGATATAGAAAAGTTGCGCGACAGCGCATCTGAGGACTATCTCAAAGCGTTGGCTAATGGTGCTTTTGGGCGTAAAGATACTGCAGTTGCATTCTTTGAAGAAGCATTGAAGCATAACAACCTGATCATTGCTCAAAATTATGTAGTTTATCTCAACGATTACGGCAGCTTCCGTGAAGTTGAACAAGTGGTAAATCGATTAGTTGAACGTTATAACTCCCCTACGATGCTGTCCCATGCATGGGAAGCTAACTTGTTCTTGGGGCGTATTGACAAAGCGCTCTACTATGCTGAGAGATTGATAAGTATGGTAGATGAAAAGGAGGCTGAATTGGTTAAGCACCTCGCAGCCACAGCACTGGCCCAATCCACGACCTTCAAAAGTGCAACTGGAATTACTGATGAAGAACTACAGGATATTGCAAACCGCATAGTGGATATCATGGCTGACCATAAAGTTAGTCCTGTTGCTATGTCTTTCTGCTCTATCCCTGAAGAGCGTACGTCATCATATGTCATGGCAGTTAATACTGAAGATTCTGATGTTCTCTCTGATATGAACTTGGATATAGCATTTTCTCTTGCAGAAAATGAAAGTTTGATTGGAAAACCCTTCAGCGTATGGTTTGAAGGGCGTTTGGAGGAACCTGCGCGTGCCAGTTAATAGTTCCGATTTTATCGCTTTCGCAAAAGATTGTGAAAAGCGTAACGACGAAATTGGTTACAGAAACGCTGTCGCACGTGCGTATTATGGTGCTTATCACCACGTACTTCCGTGTTTGACCATGGGGCCGAAAGAAAGTCACCAAGGCCTCATTGACTATCTTGTTAACGATGCTTGGAAGGGTAACGAACCTTTTGAAAAAAGAGACTTAATTGGTTTGGGGTATGCTCTTCAATCGCTTAAGGATCAGAGAATAGTTTGTGATTACAGACTTAACGACACTATTACGCCAACCCAATCAAGCACCGCGATTAAGACTGCAGAGAAATTAATCCAGCGTTGCGCTAATATGACCAAGTCTAAAGCGTCCTAATCCCCAAAATTGGCCTCATTTGAGGCCAATTTTATTATGCATTGTATTTAATTTCACCGTGCGGAAGCATTACCCAATCATATGGTTCCGCGTATAAATTTTCGTTGATTTCGCGTCGCTGTGGGCTATGAGCCCTTGTGGTCTACTCCCTGTTTATCAAACAAAATGCAGCTAGTGCGCGTATTTTGTGGAATGTGGGGGCGCAGCTCCATCGTCAAATTATTACACAAGCCTAACGAATCACGGGGCAATGAAAAGTATGGCTAAGATAGGCAGGTGCGGATACCTCTTTACTGCGTTTGTTATTACGCTCGGTATACGGTGAACGATATACGGGCAGGCAACGTTATCGCGACTGTTATCAATAATACGTTTCAGTTTGTCCTCGAACTACATCACAACCGGCTTGAAAACTAATTACTGGATTTTGTGCCTCCATAATCATATGATTTAAAATGTTATTTTATAAAAAAGGAGTTGTATATGACCAATTTGTATAAGTTTATGGGAGCGGATATAATTGATAAATTGATGATGGATGAAACACATATAGGAATAAAATTCTCTCATTTACATGAATATAATGATCCCTATGAGTTTTTCCTTACTATTGATTTTAATCGCGGTTCTGATGAGTTAGCATTTTACAATGAAATGATTGGCATGGTTACAAAACAACCAGCAACTTGTTTTACGAAAAGCCCTGTGATACCACCTATGTGGGCACATTATGCAGGTAATTCTTCTGGTTTTGTAATAGAGATTAATGAGGAGAAGTTTAAAAAGTATTTGGATGAAATCGGCTTCCAGGATCATAGTTCAATAGCAGATGTTGAATATAAAGATTCTCCAGATACAGGTATTGAAGACATTCTGGCGAGAGCATTTCATATCTGTAAACCTCGTTATATCTACTGGCTACAATCCTGTATAATGACAGCCGCATATTTGACAAAACAAACTTGCTGGAGTTATGAGCAGGAACGTCGCGTAATAATTAATGAGAAAGCACTTACTAAACTGAATGACAATCTTATGCTCCTTCCGGTACCGATTAATTGTATAACTGGAGTTATAGTTGGGCACAAATCAAATGATTTATTAAAGCAGAAAATTCAATCTTTAGCTAAAAAGGCTAAATGTAGATATTTCGAAATGGTAATAGGAAAAACAACAACTACACCATTTCTTTTATCTCAAAATCTCAAATCACACCAATTTATTAATGGCAATATAATACCTGCATCAAGGCAATGTAAAAAATGTTATGAGCCTTTAAACATGGAAAATAAAGTTTGTGGCTGGTGTGGAATTACTAATCATGATGTGAAAATGGCAGAGTACCGTAATTCATTTCGAATGATAGCCAACTATGGTGGGCTGGATAAATATATATCATCCATGAATAAGATTACTGAAGAGTATAATAAGGGTAAATAAATTTTATTAATAAATATTGCTTTCTGGACAAGGGAGAAGTTATGGTAAATGGGCATAGAACTGCCTTTTAAATTAAGCTTTACTCTATGCCTTAGCAACCGTTATTGTCAGTCAAAATAAAGTGGAGAATTTAATAACTAACCGGTTTTAATTTCTCCATGAGGGACAACAATCCAATCTATATGATTTTTAGTATAAATTTTAGTAGATTTCGCATCGCTATGTGCCATTCGTCCCTGCGGATCAATCCCTTGTTTATCAAATAGGTGAGCTGCCAAAGCTCTTATTTCATGGAATGTAGGTCTTTGTTCCATTGCTAGATGATTGCATAGTCCGAGTTTGTCTCGCACGGAAGAGAATGACCGACTCAAATAATCTGGTGCAACTTGAGTTGGGTGCGAAACCTCTTTACTGCGTTTAACATGCCGTTCTGGGATTCTATGAACGACAAAGGGACTGGCCACATTGTCACGGCTATTGTCAATTATCCGTTTCAATTCTTCACCAATTGGTATTGCAACATGTGATGCCTCCTTTTTTTGTACTTTTTGCCTATGGATGTATAGTGTACCATATATGCCATTTTGTGGTTGTTCGAACCAAACACATCCACATAAACCGTCTTTAGGTTCGCGAATTGAGTAACGGATTCGCGATACTTCGAGTCGTGCATGTGTAGTCTGCAATGCTAGGTCCATTGCTGTTCTTAACCATGGTGCAGCGGCCTGCCTGATAGCTATAAAATGCTCGAGTGACAGGCGCCGTCTTTTCTTCTCATCAGTCCTACGCATTTTTTTTCTGATGGCCGGGTTATCCTGCATTAGTGATTCATCGACCGCATAAGAGAACAACTTTTTAAGAAAGCTGACCTTTCTGTTCTGCACATTTGCGGATGCGCTGGCATGATATTTGTTGATGTAGGCATTAACGTGTTCAAGTTCGATATCGCATGCCGGAACATTTACGAAAAACGCTTTTACGCGTAGAGCGTCATTTTTCCAGTCATCTAAGGTACTCTGGGAAGGTCGTTCGTCTTCGATAATTCTGGCCATTATGTGATCGACATGTTCAGCAAATGGTTTTGCTTCTCCGGTGACCCCGCCAGATTCTCTAATAAGATTATCCACTGATGGGTATAATTCTGATCGCATCCTCAGGTTGTACTCTCTGGCGATTGCAACGGCTATTGCCCGATCCTTACCTATATTTTTCTTTTTTCCGGTAATAAGTGTGAATTTATAAACACCTCGATCTTTATCAAAAACCAGATAATCAGGAAGATGTCTGTATTCTTTTTTACGTGGCCTTGCCGCCATGGTCATCCCTCATTTATTAACTTGCGAACAGCTTGACTAACCATTGAGTCGACTCCCCATTTTTCTGTTTCGCAGACAAAAACAGAACCGTCCACGATACGCCCCATGAGCAGACCGTTCTCGACCCAGCGTTTTATCGTTCGGTTGTCAGGAATTGAGCCATTAGAGAATTCACGGCGTCCCCATTGGCTCGCTTTCATTAGTTTTGCCATGGCTGTTTCTCCACTTAACCCGCTGCACACGGGCAGTAATATCAAATTTCAGTCCTGATAATTAATTTTGTTCTCTGGTTGCTACCTGTTTAATTGGCCTGATGCTGTCCAGGAGCAGTCGGCGGCGCGTATTTTCTGCAAAGTGGCGGCGTCCGGTTTCTTTGTGGTAAAACTCGTTTTCTCCGACGACCCACATCCGCTTTGTCTGGTGCAGTTTTTTTACCTGCGGACCGTTTCGGGTAATAACAATTCCTGTATGAGTTTTTATCACGCTCATTTCTTATTCTCCGGTGCTTTCGGCATTACTGCCCAGTGAGTGATATTGACGTTTTCAAGGTCCCCGACCTGAAATGTCCACTGCCATTCTCCGGTTTCTTTTTGTCCCCAGGTGTACCAGAGAGAACGCCAGCCAATTAGCCAGCCTTCTCCGTTAGCATCAAATAACAGAACACTTTCATTTGCAGGTGGCAGTTCAGCTGACACTGGTATTATTTTGTTTTCCAGTGCCGCACATTTAGCTTCAAGCGCGTCGAATTTACGTACTAGGTACTCAGCATTTGTTTCGTTCACTTTCAGATCTCGCGGTACACATTTCCCGCGAAGAAACCCTTCCATTTCGAAAACATTCATGCGCATTTGCGTAACTCCGATAACTCGTTAAAGCGTTCCATAAACATCCCGTAGGCATGGCCCGGTGCCAGTGGAATCACGTTGAACATCTCTGTTGCCGGGATACCTTCCAGTACAGGCCAGAAAGAGCCATCATCAAGCCCGAGATCGCGGCGTTCGGTTGCCAGCATGATGAGATCGGCATATTTCACGGGCGTACTCATAACTGGGGGTAACCCGTATTTCTCACGGATTACGGCGTCTATTTTTTCTTCCATTTGTTTATAGTCAGGAAGAAGGCGTTTCAGTGGTGCGGGAATGTCCTGGCAATACGCTTCTGTTGCATCATGCATTAACGCTTCAAAAGCAAATTCCTGCGGCACCAACTGGCTGCAAAGAACCGCATGTTGGGCGACGCTGTAGAAGTGCGAAAGATGACCGGCAAAGCGACAGATATTTGAAAGGGAAACCGCGATATCGTTAATATCGATGTCGTCTTTATTTATCCTGTCATAATAAAAATGCTTCCCGGAAAAAGTTTTAATAAATGACATTTTGTTCTCCACGTATATGCGCTGCACCGCGCTGAATTTTGGTTAAAGAAAACCCTCGCCATCAGGCGATTATTGAGTTAATTACGTTTCCATAAATGCCCCCGCAGGGGCATTTGCAGTAATGAAATCAGGCGGTGAAAGTACCAATAAAGGTTTCTACTTTGCTGTCTTTGAATTTTTCAACAAGCAGATCACGAAATTCGTTAGCCATTTCTTCCTGTACTGCTTCCAGCTGAATAATGCGCAGAACCAGTACAGGGCGATCACCAGTGATAATGCTGAGGCGTAATTTAAACGGACGTTCTTTCAGGCCTTCAAACGGAACGCATTTAAACTCAAATGCTACTGGCATAATGTCTTTGGTTTTCGCTTCGACAGACTCCATCAGAGAGCGTTTGCCGCTGAAGTCATTGTCTTCAAAATCAGCGGTCTGGTTTGCTTCAATCGTGATTTTACGGACCGCCGCAGCCGCTTTTGTTGCCTGAATGGCGTCACCATTAGCATCAAAGCCCACAAGGTAGTCGGCCCAGTCTTCAATCCATTCTGCCAGTGACTTCTGGGAGTTACGCTCGCCGTTAACAGACAACAGGGCAGAGAACGGTGCTGTCTTTTTCAGTTTGAGAGTGGCGGTGTTATCTGCGTGACCTGGTTCATCAATAGTACCCAGGTTAAGCACACTGACGGCTCGCATATTATCAGCATCGATAAAGCAGCGGGTGCCTTCATCTGCAAGATCTTTAGAATAACGGGTAAAGTCATCGATGCTGGCAGTGGAAAGCGCACCACGGAAACGGAAGCGATTTAAATTAAATTTTTCCAGATCATGAATGCGGAAATTCTCAGGCAATGCCACAGCATCGGCACCAATCTTACTGATAATTTCATTAACACCCTGAGCAGAAATAAGGGCATGGATTTGATTAATTGCGGTTGCGTCTAAGTTCTGAGACATAATAAGTCCTCACTATATAAAGATATTCAGTGATGAGATAAATAATCAGTTAATTAAGAACGATATTAATGACCTGCTGCGCGGAGTTTTCCGTCAGGTTCACCGGCAAGAGTCAGTAATTGTCCCTGGTCTTCCTGCAGAATAGTCAGGCGACCACCGCGATTGACATACATCGGCGTTTCGGTGGTGTCTTCTTCGGAAATTTTCCCGCGGTTAGTCGGGCGAACATATGAGAGTTTGTGTTTGATTTTCACACGGTTCTCATCAAATGGTTCGATTTCCAGGTTGAGTGAGACCTTACCTTTGGTTTTCGTGTTCATCACACCGGAAGCGACTTCACTGAGAACTGCGCCGATTTTGGTTTCAAATACGCCGCCGTCCAGCTCCCCGATAAATGCCTGCACATCAGTACTGCGTTCGCTAGCCATTTTGCTGCTCCTCATCATATCGACCCTGTAAGGTCGGTTAGTTTCTCCACAAAACAGAGAAGAACACCTGCGGTGGCAGCCGCCCGGATGGATTGGGTTATGAGCCCGTCGTCCGGTGATGCTCTTCTCTGTTTTGTAAAAAGAGCGGTACCAGCCGGAAGCAAGGGTACAAACTGGTACCGCCAAAGCAGTGGCTGTTGTGGTGGGGTTGTCACTCAGGCGTATGGTCAACCTGACAATCCGGTGTCCTCAACGGGGAAAGAGTAACCCCGCCATACTTACCGCCGCGCCATTTCGCGGATTACCACAACGCTGAGAGCACTTAGCCAGTTACAGCAACACACTTTGTCGCGGCTCCATAAATGCCCTCATCGTTGCACCCTGGTCTCTTCCCAGGCGTCAAACCGAATCGCCACGCTGGTTAGGCGTCTTATCAGCATCATCATTGACTTGCACATTCCGGCTACCTGGTTTGTTTGCCCGAGCAAGGAGTGGATTGTCCCCTTTAACGTCCCCAGACCGCTAACGACGCATGTGCCATACGCCGTGTTACAACCAAATTTTGTTAGTACCTTGTTTGTTTGTCTGGAAAGAAAGATAAAATGAAGTTGCGCATTATGCAAGTGTTTTTGTTGCGAGATATGCAATTTAAAGGGTAATGAAAAGCCACCTTTGGGTGGCTAATTGATGAGGAGGTAAGGGTTAATTGTGTCGCTTAAGGGTTTGTGACTGGCTGATTAAGACCTTTCCAAAGACCATAAACCGGTGTTCATTTTCGCTGGTAATTCCCCATTCACGGTAAATCTGGTTATCAGAAATCACCAGTAGTTTGTCAGGTATCATTTGCAGTCGTTTGACATAAATTTTATCATCAAAACCAAATACATAGATACCATCTCCATCAAACTGATTGATACTGACATCAACGAAGATGAGATCTCCTGGCTCAATGGTTGGACACATACTGTCCCCACGAACGTTGATAACTTTAATGTGATTGGCTGGCCGTCCGCCAAACATCGATACAGCATTATCAGTTCTGTATTCAATGGCATGAATCACATCAATGACATCACCGCCCTGGATAAGGCCATTTCCCGCACTGGCACTGACATCCAGCATTTCAATACGGAATACATCCTTCACCTGCGCAACATCCTCACTAATACTGTTTTTACATACAGTATTACTTTTGACGTCTGAGGTAAAGAGATCTGCAATATCAACACCTAAGCTCCTGGCAATATTACTCAGGGCTTGTTCAGTGAATTGTTTCTGCTTACCTGTTTCCAGGCGTGAGATATTCGCCGCATCCACTCCTATTGCTTCAGCGAGATCGGCGATTTTCATGTTCTTCGCCTGGCGAAGTTGTCTGACTCGGTTTCCTATGTTCATGCGTTTATTACATTTCTTTATTGCGTGTTAAGCAAATCAACTTGCGCAAAATATTTGCGTGAAATAATATGCTCATCACGCAATATGTGGAGGTAATATGCAATCACCATTACGGAATGTGCGTAAGGCGCACGGATTTACTTTGCAGCATGTTGCTGCTGGCGTTCAGGTCAATCCAGCGACGCTGAGTCGTATTGAAAGACTGGAACAAGTTCCATCTATCGATCTTGCAGAACGTCTGGCCAATTTTTTTAAGGGTGAAATCAGCGAAATGCAGATTCTTTATCCGGCACGTTTTCAATCTAGCCAAAACCAGAATGGGTTTAAACCACAGGAACAGGAGGTAAGCCGTGGGTAATCATCACTGGAAAGTGGAAAAACAGCCTGAGTGGTACGTGAAAGCTGTCAGAAAAACTATCGCAAAGTTGCCGGGTGGTTACGCTGAAGCAGCTGACTGGCTGGATGTAACAGAGAACGCATTATTTAACCGCCTTCGTGCCGATGGCGATCAGATTTTCCCGCTGGGATGGGCAATGATTTTGCAACGTGCTGGTGGAACTCACTTCATTGCTGACGCTGTGGCGCAGTCTGCAAATGGCGTCTTTGTGTCTCTTCCTGACGTCGAGGATGTGGACAACGCCGATATTAACCAGCGCCTGCTGGAAGTCATTGAACAGATCGGCAGTTATTCAAAACAGATTCGTTCAGCAATTGAAGACGGTGTAGTGGAACCGAATGAGAAGACAGCAATTAACGACGAGCTGTACCTCTCAATTTCGAAGCTGCAGGAGCATGCAGCACTGGTCTACAAAATTTTTTGCATTTCAGAAAGTAATGACGCCCGCGAGTGTGCAGCTCCGGGCGCCGTGGCGTGTCGTGACTGTGGAGAAACTAACGCATGAACAGTTTAACAACACACTACCGTCGCTCGCAACTGATTGCGCTTCCTGTACCGGGTGGAAAAGCGAAGGTGGAGTATTGCTATGCAGTAAATGTACTAGGTGACAGGGAAATTGTAACCCACAGCTTTGCAGAGTGGGCTGTGGGTGATTTCAACCGGCAGAAGGAGACAGTCCTTTGCGACAAGTTAACCGCTGGTTCAAAGATCACTACGGAGTGCCCGTCAGAGTCATTCGTTGGGAGCCGGAAACACAACGGGTTATCTACCTCCGCGAAGGCTATGAGCATGAGTGCTTCAGCCCGCTCGAACAGTTTCGTCGTAAATTCAGGGAAGTAGAGGTCGGTCATGAGCACTAAATTAACCGGCTATGTATGGGATGGTTGCGCTGCATCAGGCATGAAATTATCCAGCGTGGCAATTATGGCCCGCCTGGCTGATTTCAGTAATGACGAAGGTGTGTGCTGGCCATCAATTGAAACCATTGCCCGTCAGATTGGCGCGGGGATGAGTACCGTCAGAACGGCTATCGCACGGCTGGAAGCAGAAGGCTGGTTAACGCGTAAGGCGCGTCGCCAGGGTAACCGCAATGCGTCGAATGTTTATCAGCTTAACGTTGCGAAGCTTCAGGCAGCGGCATTTTCTCAACTGTCAGATTCTGACCCGTCAAAATCTGACGCATCAAAATCTGACGCATCAAAATCTGACCCGTCAAAATTTGATGCGTCGAAATCTGGCAAAAAAGCGGGTTTTCACCCGTCAGAATCTGGCGGGGATCCGTCAGTAAAATCAAAACATGATCCGTCAGATAAAAAACCTTCTCGTCCGGACGCTTCGCAACCGGACACGCAGACGGCTGAACAGGATTTTTTAACTCGCCATCCTGATGCGGTTGTATTCAGCCCTAAAAAGCGCCAGTGGGGGACGCAGGATGATTTGACCTGCGCACAGTGGCTCTGGAAAAAAATCATCGCCCTGTACGAGCAGGCTGCCGAATGTGACGGCGAGGTGGTTCGTCCCAAAGAACCGAACTGGACAGCCTGGGCAAACGAAATTCGCCTGATGTGTGTGCAGGATGGTCGTACTCACAAACAAATCTGCGAGATGTACAGCCGCGTCAGCCGCGATCCGTTCTGGTGCCGTAACGTGCTCAGCCCGTCGAAGCTGCGGGAAAAATGGGATGAGCTTTCTCTGCGCTTATCGCCGTCCGTCAGCACGTACACAGAAAAACGCGAAGACCCGTACTTCAAAGCCAGTTACGACAATGTGGACTACAGCCAGATCCCGGCAGGATTCAGGGGGTGATCATGAGTCTTTTGAATGAAGTTCAGAAATTCATTGAAGCCCATCCGGGGTGTACTTCCGGAGACATTGCGGATGCTTTTGCAGGTTACTCACGGCAGCGCGTTCTGCAGTCAGCAAGCAAGTTACGTCAGAGTGGGCGTGTGGCTCACCGTTGTGAAGGGGATACACGCAGACATTTCCCGCGCCAGACAAAGATATCGCCGGAGGCGGAACGGCAACCAGTTCGTGAAACCAGACCTGTGCGCAATTTCTATGTCGGCACTAACGACCCGCGGGAGATTTTATGCCTGACCCGCCAGGCTGAAGAACTGGAGTCCAGGGGCTTATACCGTCGTGCTGCAACGGTGTGGATGGCGGCATTCCGTGAAAGCCACTCCCAGCCAGAACGAAACAATTTTCTGGCGCGTCGTGAGCAGTGTTTACGGAAAAGCAGCAAGCGCGCTGTATGAACCGCCCCGGGTTTCCTGGAGAGTGTTTTATCTGTGAACTCAGGCTGCCAGATCATCGTTTCCGATGGAAGCATAATAAGCTTTTTCTGCTTCTGCCGGGGGAGTATGGCCCAGCCTTTCCAGCAATCGTCGATTGTTATACCAGTCCACCCACGTGAGTGTGGCCAGTTCCACTTCTGCACGGTTTTTCCAGCTCTTACGGTGTATTACCTCCGCTTTGTAAAGACCATTGATGCTCTCCGCCATCGCGTTGTCATACGAGTCGCCAGTACTCCCTGTTGATGCCAGTAATCCGGCTTCCTTAAGCCGCTGCGTGTAGGCCAGCGATACATACTGAGAACCTTTATCACTGTGATGGATTGTGCCGGACGGCCGACGGGCCCACAACGCCTGCTCCAGTGCATCCAGCACGAATGTTGTTTCCATGGATGATGAGACCTGCCATCCCACGATGTATCCGGCGAACACATCAATGATGAACGCCACATAAACGAAGCCCTGCCATGTGCTTACCCAGGTAAAATCAGCCACCCACAACTGGTCTGGACGTTCTGCCACGAACTGACGGTTTACGCGGTCGCATGCGGCAACGGCTTTCCGGCTGACGGTAGTGCGGACCTTTTTACCCCGGAGAACACCGGCAAGTCCCATAACCGCCATGAGACGTGCCACAGTGCATCTGGCCACTCTGATACCTTCCCGTAACAACTGACGCCAGACTTTACGCACACCGTATACCTTGTGATTTTCATCGTATACGCGCTGTATCTCTTTCTTCAGCCAGTCATCGCGCTGCGCACGGGCACTGCGTTTATCCGGATGATGTCGCTGTTGCTGACAGTGGTAATACGTTGACGGGGCAATATGCAGTTCGCTGCATAGCGGTCCGACCCCGTACTGCTCACGCAGCTTATCCAGCAGCGGCATTATTTTTTCCAGAGGCGGTCGAACTCCGCCTTCGCAAAATAAGCGGAAGCCTGGCGAAGGATATCGTTACTGCGGCGCAGTTCACGATTTTCACGCTCCAGCTCTTTCAGACGCTGACGTTCAGCGGTGGTGAGCCCTCCATCACCGCCCCCGGTATCCCGCTCATGCTGGCGAACCCAGACACGCAGAGTCTCCGGCGTACAGCCAATCTTTGGAGCAATGGAACAAATTGTCGCCCATTGTGAGTCATATTCGCCCTGACTTTCCAGAACCATACGGGCTGCCCGTTGACGGACTTCAGGGGAAAAACGAGTATTTTTAGTCATCCTGTTTACCTCTTTCTCAGGGAGTTTAGTCTCCAGGATTCCCGGGGCGGTTCAGTATCGGGTGATGAGTGGTATCTGTCAGGGAATTACGTGGGGGCTTAATGAGTAATAAATATTGCCAGGAGCTGGTGGAACTGCGGAACAAACCAGCCCATGAACTGAAGGAAGTGGGCGATCAGTGGCGCACGCCGGACAACATTTTCTGGGGAATTAACACCCTGTTTGGTCCGTTTGTTCTGGATCTGTTCACTGACGGTGATAACGCCAAATGTGCTGCGTATTACACGGCGGAAGACAACGCGCTGGCGCATGACTGGTCAGAACGCCTTGCGGAGCTTAAAGGTGCTGCCTTTGGAAATCCCCCATACAGCCGCGCCAGTCAGCATGAGGGGCAATACATCACCGGCATGCGTTACATCATGAAGCATGCCAGTGCCATGCGTGATAAGGGCGGGCGCTATGTTTTCCTGATCAAAGCTGCCACCAGCGAAGTGTGGTGGCCGGAAGATGCAGATCATATTGCTTTTATTCGCGGGCGTATTGGTTTTGAACTGCCTGCCTGGTTTATCCCGAAGGATGAGAAGCAGGTGCCGACAGGCGCTTTCTTCGCTGGTGCTATTGCTGTTTTCGACAAGACCTGGAAGGGACCGGCAATCAGCTACATCGGGCGCGATGAACTTGAGGCATGTGGTGAGGCGTTTCTGGCGCAGGTTCGCCTGCAGGCGGAAAAGCTGGTCAGGGAGATGGCGGCATGACGACGTTAACTCAATGCCAGCAGCAGGTGCTGGATATGCTGATTTCTTATCAGAAAGAGCGTGGCTTCCCGCCAACCAATCAGGAGGTGGCAACCATGCTGGGATACCGTTCGGTGAATGCAGCGGTGGAGCATCTTCGCGCACTGGAGAAAAAAGGCGTCATCACGATAAAGCGTGGTGTGGCCCGGGGGATCACGCTTCATACCGCGGTGAAGGACGACGACAGCAAGGCGGTCGGGATTATCCGCTCACTGCTTGCCGGTGAGGAAAACGCAAGGCTGCGTGCAACTCACTGGGTACATGAGAGAGGCCTGAAAGTATGAAGCTGATCCTGCCTTTCCCGCCCAGCGTGAACACCTACTGGCGACACCCCAACAAAGGGGCATTTGCTGGTAAGAGCCTGATAAGCGCGGCGGGGCGAAAATTTCAGAGCGCGGCGTGCGCAGCAATAGTTGAGCAGTTACGTCGTCTGCCAAAACCAACGTCGGCACCTGCTTCAGTGGAGATCGTGTTGTTTCCTCCGGATAACCGGATCCGCGATCTGGACAACTATAACAAGGCGCTGTTTGACGCCCTGACCCACGCGGGTGTGTGGGAAGACGACAGACAGGTGAAAAGAATGCTGGTGGAGTGGGGACCGGTTATCCCGAAAGGGAAGGTCGAGATCACTATCAGTAAGTATGAGAAACCGGCGGGTGCAGCCGCCTGATTAAGAGGAGAAACGAAGTATGAATAATCTGATGGTTATTGATGGTATTGAAGTTCGTCGTGATGCTTATGGGCGTTACAGCCTGAACGATCTGCACAGGGCAGCCGGGGGAGAACAAAAAAACCGCCCGAAATACTGGCTCTCCAATAAGCAAACCTGTGAATTGATTGAACAACTTTTCACCGAGGGTGGAATTCCGCCTCTGGAACAAAATCAACCAGTTAGCGTCATTAATGGCGGAAATAACCAGGGGACGTATGTCTGCAAAGAACTGGTGTATGCCTATGCAATGTGGATCAGCCCGTCATTCCATCTGAAGGTGATCCGTACTTTCGATATGGTAACCAGCACACCGGAAAAATTATCCGGGCAGGCTGCTGACAAGATGCAGGCTGGCGTGATTCTGCTGGACTTTATGCGCCGGGAGTTAAACCTGTCTAACTCTTCAGTGCTTGGTGCCTGTCAGAAACTCCAGGAGGCTGTTGGCTTACCGAATCTGGCACCGCGCTATGCCATTGATGCTCCTACTGACGCGCCTGATGGCTCAAGCCGCCCGACGCTGGCGCTGAGTGCACTGCTGAAGCAGTATGGTATCCGCCTGACGGCTAATCAGGCATATCACCAGATGGCGAAGCTGGGGATCGTTGAACAACGCGAACGATACAGCCGTACCGCAATTAACAACATTAAAAAATTCTGGTCGCTGACGGCGAAAGGCTGCATGTTCGGCAAGAACATCACCAGTCCTGCAAATCCGCGTGAGACGCAGCCGCATTTCTTCGAATCCCGATTCCCTGAGCTGTTAAAGCTGCTCGATACCGTTCATTGAGGTGACCGTGAGAGCGCTACTGACCCCTGAAATTGCCCCGCGTATGGGGATCGTATTGTTCAGACCCGGTTCAGAGCTGATGCCCCTGTTTATGCAGGGGCGTGTCCTGCTGGAGCCTGAGCCGGAACATTATTCATCTTTTTCCAGTGGTGCCGTTCCGGCGGCATTACAACCACTGGCGGATGATCCTGCCGTTCGGGCTGTGTTCCGCAATGAGGCGGTGATCCGTCGTGCTGGTGGCGTGGAATGTCTTGAAAGCTGGTTACTTCGTGAAAAAGGCTGCCAGTGGCCTCATTCCGACTGGCACAGCGAGAACATGACCACAATGCGACACGCTCCGGGCGCAATCCGTCTGTGCTGGCACTGCGATAACCAGCTGCGCGATCAGTTCACGGAACGGCTGGAATCAATGGCAACGGATAACTGTGCCCGCTGGGTGTTGTCTGTCGTGCGTCGGGATCTCGGTTTTGATGACAGTCACGTTGTGACAATGCCGGAACTGTGCTGGTGGCTGGTTCGTAATGACCTGGCGGATGCCTTACCGGAAAGTGCAGCCCGTAAGGCACTGAGATTACCGAAGCCTGTTGTGCCGTCTGTCACCCGGGAAAGTGATCTTGTTCCTTCGGTTCCTGCCACCAGCATCATCCAGGATAAAGCGAAAAAGGTGCTGGCGCTGAAAGTGGAGCCGGAGTCGCCGGAGTCTTTTATGTTACGCCCAAAACGTCGCCGCTGGGTTAATGAAAAGTACACGCGCTGGGTTAAGACGCAGCCGTGTGCATGTTGTGGAAAGCCCGCCGATGATCCCCACCACCTGATAGGCCACGGTCAGGGTGGAATGGGTACAAAAGCGCATGACCTTTTTGTGTTGCCTTTGTGCAGAAAGCATCACGACGAGCTGCATGCGGATACCGTGGCATTTGAAGAGAAGTATGGCTCCCAGCTGGAGCTGATATTTCGTTTTATCGATCGTGCGCTGGCGATTGGTGTGCTGGCCTGATTTTGTGGAGAAAGTTGATGCGTGATATTCAGATGGTTCTGGAGCGTTGGGGAGCATGGGCGGCGAGTGATAGTTCTGGAGTAGATTATTCGCCTATAGCTGCTGGGTTTAAAGGGCTTCTTCCCTATACAAGTAAAACACGTCAGGCTTGTTCAGATAGTGATGCATTAATTATTGAAGGTTGTCTTGCTCGTCTAAAGCAAAAAAGGCCGGACGAACATTCGCTTCTTGTTGCCCATTACCTATTCGGTATCTCTAAAAGAAAGCTCGCCAAGGCTCGTAAAAAGGATGAGAAATTAATACGCATTGAGATACAGATGGCTGAGGGGTTTATTGATGGCTGCCTTTCAATGCTAGATCTAACATTAGATATGGATTAATTAAGATGAGAAAGATACCTACACAGTATCTTTCTCAATTTGTTCAAATTTTGGTAATGGATTTGCTGTACTATTTTTTCCTATATTGATCATTATTTCCACAGTTGCTTCTCGAGAGCGTAGCAGCTTTTGCCTAAACTCATCAGTGGTATATTTCGATGCTAATTGCTTATCAATGGTCTCGAGATCTCGGAGGCATTGCTTTCTTTTTGCTGCATCTTCTGGTGATTCAAGTCCATGACGTGCAATTACCCAGCAAAGTATATATGTCAGGATTGCCGAAATAAGAGGTATTATTAAATATAGTAATTTCGCAAGGTTTGAATTGGCATCAGGTACGCAAAATGTTACCAGACCTGACAAAATGATCCCAAAACCGCCAGTAGAGAGGGTTGAAGTGACTGGGCTAGTTGGTTTTTTTTCATCAGACATTTGAACTGGTGCCGTCATTCGTTGCTTCTTCTATCAGTTGAACGATAGTTTTGCTTTTGTCTTTAGGCATGACAATAGTGATTGACCGCTTATCGTTGGTGACTTCATCGACAAAAACAAACTCAAACTTACGAACAGGGAATAACCTCCGCCATAGTAAAGCGGATGCAGCGTATGAGAAGCGAAACAGGAGAGGTGATATCATGATCACCCCTATCCACATCGCGAGTTCTATGATCTGCTGGGTTAACATCATTCCTGTTTAAGCTGGTCGTCTACGTTTAACTTTTTTGATAGCATAACGGTTTGTTACGCCACGCGCAGTAAATGTTTTTGTTGTTTCTAAATCAACAACATAAAGGTCCTCTTTTGAAAATTGTACTGTTGCAGCCTGAACCTGCGAAAGGAAAACATTGTCATCTAGGCTTACTGAATGTTCTTCACCAAGATAATCAATTCGCCATCCCTTATTCCCTTCAAAGTTTACTTGAATGAATCTGACGTTAACCTCATCAATAGAAACTTCTTTTTCTAGTAAAGTACCACGTGGTAGTGGTTTGATTTCTTCAGTTTCTTCTCCTTCAAGCTTGAGAATCTCTTCTCCATTATCATCAGTAATTTTGAAGATCGGGCGCTCTTTACCATCTAGTGGTGCTCTAACTACGTTAACTAAGGCTTGTCGTATTTCGGGATCAGTCACTAACTTTGCAACAGCCTCATGACAAATAATTTCTTCTCCATCAAGTTCTAATACTGCTTCTTGTGTGTCGACCTTTCGAGTAACAGAAATAACCTTTCTACTCCCCAATTGTCGAATCAATGCAAGAGCTGAGCCACCAGCTAATGCACCACCAGCAACAGTGAGTCCAATTGCTTTGGCGACATCGACAGCATGAGGAACTAACTCTTGCATTGAATAAATAACACCGATTGATCCAGGTGCAGCAGGAGCGGTAACCATCAATTTGACTGTTTCCTGCCCATCATTAAGATTTCGATCCGCCTTTGCAATAAGGTCAGCCATAGACCCTATTGATAAACTTAGTGTTTTTGCATCAATCTTATGCTGTGCTAATTCTTCATCTTCGGCATCATAGAAGACTTTGAAAGTGGTAGAACTATCCAATTTTGCCTCAGTTTATTTTTAATTCTATCCTGTAGACTTAAATTAACGTGAAAGAGATGAAAAATCACTAACGCGGTCCGCATTTTTTCATTTAGCATGTTAAGAGTGGTTACTTCGCCACACAACTTAAACCCGCCGCTGAGCGGTTTTTTTGTACCTGTAAACCTGGTGCAGTACAGTAAACACGCTGGTTGTCGTGAATACTGACTTTTTATCTTGCTGGCATTTTAGACAAGAGTTATTGGTATGTCATGTTAACCAGAAGGGAAAAAGACATGCTAAAACAGCAAGATATGACAGAAACCGCCGCCGCAGTCCTTCATTTCTTACCTGCTGACAAGTGGGTAACGCCACGCATGATGACGAGAACTACCGGAGTAAGCGAAGCCCGGTGCCAGTTAATACTGACTCAGTTAGTTCTGGCGGGTCTGGCGAAGGATAACGGCGGGTACGGGAATAAATTCAGACGCTGCCAGTAATGGCGGTTTCCTGCTGTGAAAATGGGCGGCTGGTGGGTGTTGGTAGCACCTGCCAGCCATTCGCTCATGCCTACTGGTCACAAGCGAACCACGGCCCACTGCTTTAGCGCAAAAGCAGAGTGAGCCTACCAGAGTTACGCTTACTGATCCATGAAAAATACTGTAAAAATAAACAGTGTTGATTTAATCAACGCTGATTGCCTGCATTTTATTCAGTCCCTGCCTGATGATTCCATTGACCTGATTGTTACCGATCCGCCTTACTTCAAGGTGAAACCCAACGGCTGGGACAATCAGTGGAAAGGGGACGAAGATTACCTTAAGTGGCTGGACCACTGTCTGGCCCAGTTCTGGCGGGTGTTGAAACCTGCCGGAAGCCTTTACCTGTTCTGTGGGCATCGCCTGGCATCTGATATTGAGATCATGATGCGTGAACGTTTCAACGTGCTTAACCATATCATCTGGGCGAAGCCGTCCGGACGTTGGAATGGGTGTAATAAAGAAAGTCTGCGCGCATATTTTCCTGCCACAGAGCGCGTTCTGTTTGCTGAACATTACCAGGGGCCATATCGCGGCAAAAGTGACGGCTATGCGGCAAAAGAAAGGGAACTCAAACAGCACATAATGGCACCGCTGATATCGTATTTCAGGGATGCTCGTGCCGAACTGGGTATAACGGCAAAACAAATTGCCGAAGCCACAGGTAAGAAAAATATGGTTTCCCACTGGTTTGGTGCCAGTCAGTGGCAGTTGCCGAATGAGGCTGACTATCGGAAGTTACAGGCACTGTTTTCCCGTATAGCGGCAGAGAAGTTTCAGGAACAACAACTGGAACAACCACACCACCAACTGGTGGCATCTTATGATTCACTGAATCGTAAATATTCTGAATTGCTGGATGAGTTTAAATCTCTCCGGCGCTATTTCTCCGTATCAGTCTCCGTGCCTTATACCGATGTCTGGATGCATAAACCCGTTCAGTTCTACCCGGGTAAACATCCGTGTGAGAAACCGGCGGATATGCTCAGGCAAATAATCAATGCCAGTAGTCGACCTGGTGATCTGGTTGCTGATTTTTTTATGGGATCCGGTTCCACAATAAAAGCAGCAATGGCGTTGGGGCGTCGGGCCTTAGGTGTTGAGCTTGAGTCAGAGCGGTTTAACCAGACAGTGAAAGAGATAAACGAGCTGGTGGGGAAATAATCTGGTGGCCACGTCAGGTGGCCTTTTTATTTCCATTACACAGCACCCGCATCTGCGAGGTGGGGTTATGAAATCCATGGATAAGTTAACAACGGGTGTCGCCTATGGCACCTCAGCAGGTAGTGCCGGGTACTGGTTTTTACAGTTGCTCGATAAAGTCACGCCCTCACAGTGGGCGGCAATTGGAGTGCTGGGTAGTCTGGTATTTGGCTTGCTGACGTATCTGACAAACCTTTATTTCAAGATTAAAGAAGATAAGCGTAAGGCTGCGAGAGGTGAATAATGTCGCCATCATTACGCAAGGCTGTTGCTGCTGCTATTGGTGGTGGGGCAATTGCTATAGCATCTGTGTTAATCACTGGCCCAAGTGGTGACGATGGTCTGGAAGGTGTTAGCCACATACCATACAAAGATATTGTTGGTGTATGGACTGTATGTTACGGACACACCGGAAAAGACATCATGCTAGGTAAAACGTATACCGAAGCAGAATGCAAAGCCCTCCTGAATAAAGACCTTGCCACGGTCGCCAGACAAATTAACCCGTACATCAAAGTCGATATACCGGAAACAACGCGCGGCGCTCTTTACTCGTTCGTTTACAACGTGGGTGCTGGCAATTTCAGAACATCGACGCTTCTTCGCAAAATAAACCAGGGCGATATCAAAGGCGCATGTGATCAGCTACGTCGCTGGACATATGCTGGCGGTAAGCAATGGAAAGGACTGATGACTCGTCGGGAGATTGAGCGTGAAGTCTGTTTGTGGGGGCAGAAATGAGCAGATTAACCGCGATTATCTCCGCTCTGGTTATCTGCATCATCGTCTGCCTGTCATGGGCTGCTAATCATTACCGTGATAACGCCATGACTTACAAAGAGCAGCGCGACAAAAACACCAGAGAACTGAAACTGGCGAACGCCACCATCAAAGACATGCAGATCCGCCAGCGTGATGTAGCGGCTCTGGATGCCAAATACACGAAGGACTTAGCTGATGCTAAAAAGCAGCTTGATGATTTGCAGCGTTGTGTTCGCACTGGCAAGTGTGGGCTGCACTTCAACGCCAGATGTCCCGCGAATGGAGCGACCAGCACCGGCAGCTTGGGCGATGTTACCAGCCCCCGACTTAATGACTCCGCTGAACGGGATTATTTCACCCTTAGAGAGCGAATCGTCACAGTGACTAAACAGATTAGTTATCTGCAGAACTATATCGTCACCCAGTGCATTATGTAGTATGTAGTATGTTGAGCTTTCTCACTAAAGGATGAAGAAATGAATATATTAGATGATTTTGAAAAACATGCTGAAATCTATGGGTATCTCAAGGTATTGAAAATGGGAGCGATGCACTTAGGTGCAGACTTCAAAATTTCAGAGGCATTCTCACATGATAATGTGCTACCTCAATTGCAAGCATTCTATAAAAAAAAATATATAGAGAAAGAAGCACTTGAAGCGATAAACTGGTGGTCGTCACTGTCGCCGGAGTTACGAAACAAATTCGACAATTAGTATTTGAGTTTTTGATCTAACATACGTCACACTTGAAATGCCGCCTCCGGGCGGTTTTTTTATTGCTATTACAAAGCCCACTCCCTACAGAGTGGCTTTGATAATGGCTTATACCCTACACGGGATAACTTAACTGATATCCCTTTTAACGGATAAAGGTATTCAAGCCTGACACATCATGCGCTGTATCGTCGCCGTATTCCCGTATTAACAGAGACCGTAGCCCGACGGGGAACTCCTTCTGCGAGAGTGTGCGGGAATAATCAAAAACGATGCACACCGGGTTTTTACCGCGTTTATGGTTCGCGGGTTTGTCCCTCATGCTCGCCAGTCCTGTGCGGGGGTGGAAGAAACAGGACACTTACACAGATTCTTGTGGGCACGATGCTATGCCTTTATGGATTATCCCGATGCCATTCATGCAAGGCGTTGTATCAGACGTTCGTCAGAGCTGTCAGGCTGACGGGTCCTCCCGGTGGGGTAGCCTGCCACGGGGCGGGAGCGTCGCGGAAAAAGGCTAGTTTTTGCATTTTTATCGGCCACCATCATCTTTGCATCTTATTGATTGTTAATGGTTATTTATTTTTTATATGTCGAATTGAGCGGTTTTTGTTCGACATCGAACGCGTTTTCTTAAAGTTGTTCGCACGATGCATGTTTAAAGCTCTCCGGAGGAAATATGGATCATGAGTTGAAAAACTTGGTGCTGAATATTAATCAACTGGCGGCTTTATCTGGCCTGCACCGCCAGACTGTCGTGGCAAGACTGAAAAACATTCGTCCCGCTGGTGGACATGACAAACTCAAGCTATACCGGTTGACCGATATTCTGACTGAATTTATGGGGTTACCACCGCCGGTTGCTGAGGGCGAAATGGATCCACATGAACGCAAAGCCTGGTATCAGTCTGAACGTGAGCGTCTTAAGTTCGAACAGGAAACGGCACAACTCATTCCGGCCAGTGATGTCAGACGGGAGTTTGCCATCTGGGCAAAAGCGGTCGTGCAGGTGCTGGAGACATTACCGGATATTCTGGAACGTGACTGCGGCCTGCAGCCTGCCGCTGTGAGCCGTGTTCAGTCCATTATTGATGATCTGCGCGATCAGATAGCCCTGCGGGTGACCGAAGCAGGTGCGGATGATGAGGAGGAATTACAGCAGGAGGAGTAATGCTGAATCAGGAAACCGCAAAGGCAGCACGAACCGATTCAGGTTATATCCTTCGCGCACCGAGACGAATGCGGGTTGCTGATGCCGTTGCTCAGTATATGCGGGTGCCCATGGGGGCCGGGAATTCAGTCCCGTGGGATCCGCTGGTGGCACCGTATGTTATTGAGCCGATGAACTGCCTGGCTTCGCGTGAATACGACGCAGTGATATTTGTTGGCCCGGCACGAACTGGCAAGACTATCGGCCTGATTGACGGCTGGGTGATTTACAATGTGATTTGCGATCCTGCTGATATGCTGATCATTCAGATGACGGAGGAAAAAGCCCGCGAACACTCCAAAAAACGACTTGCCAGAACGTTTCGCGTCAGCCCGGAAGTGGTCAGTCGCCTGAGTCCGAACAAAAATGACAACAACGTTTATGACAGAACATTCCTTGCTGGCAACTACCTGAAAATCGGCTGGCCGTCAGTCAATATCATGTCCTCATCAGATTATAAATGCGTGGCGCTGACGGATTATGACCGTTTTCCGGAAGATATTGATGGCGAGGGGGATGCCTTCTCTCTTGCCTCAAAACGTACCACCACATTTATGTCCAGTGGTATGACGCTGGTGGAGAGTTCCCCCGGCAGGGATGTGAAGGATGTGAAATGGCGACGGACTTCACCGCATGAGGCTCCACCAACCACGGGGATACTGTCGCTCTATAACCGTGGCGATCGCCGTCGCTGGTACTGGCCCTGTCCACACTGTGGTGAGTATTTTCAGCCCTGCGGCGATGTGGTTGCTGGTTTCCGTGATATTGCCGATCCCGTGCTGGCAAGTGAGGCGGCTTATATTCAGTGTCCTTCCTGTTCAGGACGGATTATGCCTGAACAAAAACGTGAGCTGAACGGACGTGGGGTCTGGTTGCGGGATGGTGAATCCATCAATGCGGATGGCAGTCGTTATGGTGATCCCCGACGCTCACGTATTGCGTCATTCTGGATGGAGGGTCCGGCAGCTGCTTACCAGACACTCTCGCAACTCGTTTACAAACTGCTTACTGCAGAACAGGAATACGAGACAACCGGAAGTGAAGAAACACTCAAGACGGTTATCAATACCGACTGGGGATTACCTTATCTTCCCCGCGCCAGCATGGAGCAACGAAAAAGTGAACTGCTTGAGCAGCGGGCAGAGCCAGTTCCTTCCCGCAGTGTGCCGGATGGCATTAATTTCCTTGTGGCGACAGTGGATGTGCAGGCGGGACGTCATCGCCGTTTTGTGGTTCAGGTAACGGGCTATGGCAGCCGTGGCGAACGCTGGATTATTGATCGTTACAACATTACGCAGTCATTGCGCGGTGACAGCGACGGGGAGAGCCAGCGAATTGATCCGGCCAGCTATCCGGAAGACTGGGATGTCCTGCTGACGGATGTTTTTCATAAAAGCTGGCCGCTGGCCTCCGATCCTTCTCAACAAATGCGACTGATGGCAATGGCGGTGGACTCCGGCGGTGAAGACGGGGTCACTGATAATGCCTATAAATTCTGGCGTCGTTGCCGTCGTGATGGCCTTGGTAAACGTATTTACCTGTTTAAGGGCGACAGCATCCGGCGCGCAAAACTGATCACCCGTACATTCCCTGATAACACCGGACGAACGGGCCGACGGGCGCAGGCCGCAGGTGATGTGCCGCTCTGGCTTCTTCAGACGGATGCCCTGAAAGACCGGGTGAATAACGCGTTATGGCGTGACTCGCCAGGTCCCGGCTATGTGCATTTCCCTGACTGGCTGGGGAGCTGGTTTTACGACGAACTGACGTATGAAGAGCGGAGTAGTGACGGGAAATGGAGTAAGCCGGGTCGCGGTGCCAACGAAGCTTTTGACCTGATGGTGTATGCCGAGGCTCTGGTCATTCTGCATGGATACGAAAAGATCCGCTGGCCGGATGCACCGGAGTGGGCGAGCCGGGAAACCTGGCTGGAGTGTGTCCCGGACAGTACCGAACCGTCACCCTCACCGGAACCGGTATCCACGCCTGTTAAAAAACAAAAACGGAAGAAAACAGTAACTGACGATGTTAACCCCTGGCTGACTTCCGGAGGATGGTTATGAACCAGAATGATATCGAAGCCATGATTCAGCGTTATACGGAAGCTGAAATGGCGGTGCTGGACGGAAAATCCGTCACCTTTAATGGTCAGCAGATGACCATGGAAAACTTATCTGAGATCCGGCAGGGACGGCAGGAGTGGGAGCGCCGCCTTGCGGCTCTGATTACACGACGACGGGGGCATCCCGGGTACCGGCTGGCGAGGTTCTGATGGCAATTCTTGATGATGTGATTGGCGTTTTTTCACCAGGATGGAAAGCGGCAAGGCTGCGTTCCCGTGCGGTGATCCAGGCTTATGAGGCCGTAAAAACGACACGGACACACAAAGCCCGGCGGGAAAACCGAACTGCCGACCAGTTAAGCCAGTACGGGGCCGTGTCGTTACGTGAGCAGGCCCGTTACCTTGATAACAACCACGATCTGGTCATTGGTGTATTTGACAAGCTGGAAGAACGGGTGGTGGGGAAAAACGGGATTATTGTCGAGCCACATCCGGTATTACGCAATGGGGCCATTGCCCGTGACCTGGCTGCGGAGATTCGCACCCGATGGAGTGAATGGTCTGTCAGCCCGGAAGTCACCGGGCAGTTTACCCGTCCGATGCTGGAACGTCTGATGCTGCGTACCTGGCTGCGCGATGGTGAGGTGTTTGCCCAGATGGTTTCCGGGCGCATAAACAGCCTGACGCCTTCTGCCGGTGTTCATTTCTGGCTGGAGGCACTCGAGCCGGACTTTATTCCCATGACCAGTGATGAGAGCAACAGGCTGAATCAGGGCGTGTTTGTTGATGACTGGGGGCGTCCCGAAAAATATCTGGTGTATAAAAGTCGTCCCGTATCCGGACGGCAGATGGAAACCAAAGAAGTGGATGCAGAGCGAATGCTGCATCTTAAATTTGTTCGCCGTCTGCACCAGATGCGCGGGACGTCTTTGTTGTCCGGTGTGCTGATCCGCCTCAGTGCCCTGAAAGAGTATGAAGATTCTGAGCTGACTGCAGCAAGGATCGCCGCTGCTCTGGGGATGTACATCCGGAAAGGCGACGGGCAGAGCTATGAACCGGATGGTAATGGCAGCAAGGATAAGGAACGCGAGCTTACCATTCAGCCAGGCATTATTTACGACGATCTGAAACCCGGCGAAGAAATCGGAATGGTGAAGTCGGATCGTCCCAATCCTAACCTTGAAACTTTTCGTAATGGTCAGTTGCGTGCCGTGGCGGCGGGCAGTCGTCTGAGTTTTTCCAGTACGGCACGCAACTATAACGGCACTTACAGCGCCCAGCGTCAGGAGCTGGTTGAATCCACTGATGGCTACCTGATCCTGCAGGACTGGTTTATTGGTGCCGTCACCCGCCCGATGTATCGTGCCTGGCTGAAACAGGCTGTGGCATCCGGTGTTATCAGGCTACCCCGCGATCTTGACCGTTCTTCACTGTATACCGCGGTGTATTCCGGACCGGTGATGCCGTGGATTGACCCTGTTAAGGAGGCTGAGGCCTGGAAAATTCAGATTCGTGGTGGAGCGGCGACAGAATCAGACTGGGTACGTGCAGGTGGTCGTAATCCGGATGATGTCAAACGTCGGCGCAAGGCCGAAATTGATGAAAACCGCAAGCTGGATCTGGTATTTGATACCGATCCGGCCAGTGATAAAGGAGGCAGCAGTGCCGCAACGAAACGACAGTAGCCGCAGCACACCGACGACCAGTCCGAAGAATAATTCCTGGTTCAGGATGCAGGCTGGTCACCAGAGTGACGCGGATATTTATATTTATGACGAGATTGGTTTCTGGGGTGTTACAGCGAAGCAGTTTATCAGTGATCTGAATGCACTGGGCGATATCACCCACATTAATCTCCATATCAATTCACCGGGTGGCGATGTCTTTGAAGGCATCGCCATTTTTAATGCACTGAAAACACATGGTGCGTCCATTACCGTTTATGTCGACGGTGTGGCGGCGTCAATGGCGTCGGTCATTGCGATGGTGGGAAACCCGGTCATTATGCCGGAAAACACCTTCATGATGATTCATAAACCATTTGGCTTTACGGGCGGTGATGCGGAGGACATGCGCACCTATGCCGACCTGCTCGATAAGGTTGAGGCGGTTCTGTTACCCGCTTATGCACAGAAAACCGGGAAAACCACCGATGAAATTGCTGCCATGCTGGCGGATGAGACCTGGATGTCCGGTGCCGAATGTCTGGCACAGGGATTTGCTGATCAGGTGACGCCAGCCGTTAAGGCAATGGCATGTATTCAGTCAAAACGTACAGAGGAATTTAAAAAGATGCCGGAATCCATTCGAAACATGATTACTCCGCCACGCAACAGTGCTCCACGCGTACAGGATGATGAACCTGCAGCCTCCCGGACGCCAGTGCAGGCAGCAGCACCCGTGGTGGATGAAAACAGTATCCGTGCGCAGGTACTGGCAGAGCAAAAAGCGCGTGTAAACGGTATTAATGATCTGTTTGCCATGTTTGGCGGGCGTTATCAGACGCTGCAGGCTCAGTGTCTTGCCGATCCTGAATGTTCGCTGGAGCAGGCCCGCGAAAAGCTGTTGAACGAGATGGGGCGCGAGTCCACGCCATCCAATAAAAATACACCGGCTCATATTTATGCCGGTAACGGTAATTTTGTGGGGGACGGGATCCGCCAGGCGCTGATGGCGCGTGCCGGATTTGAAAAAACCGAACGTGATAATGTCTACAACGGGATGACCCTGCGTGAATATGCCCGTATGTCACTGACTGAACGGGGTATTGGGGTTTCCAGTTATAACCCGATGCAGATGGTCGGTGCGGCGTTCACACACAGTACGTCTGACTTCGGTAATATTCTGCTGGATGTTGCGAACAAAGCCATTCTGCAGGGCTGGGAAGATGCCCCTGAAACCTATGAACAGTGGACGCGGAAAGGTCAGTTGTCTGATTTTAAAATTGCCCATCGTGTGGGTATGGGGGGCTTCAGTGCTCTGCGTCAGGTGCGTGAAGGGGCGGAATATAAATACGTCACCACCGGAGATAAACAGGCCACTATTGCACTGGCGACCTATGGCGAGCTGTTCAGTATCACCCGTCAGGCCATTATCAATGATGATCTGAATATGCTGACCGATGTCCCGATGAAACTGGGCCGTGCGGCGAAATCCACTATTGCCGATCTGGTTTATGCCATTCTGACGTCTAACCCGAAAATCTCCACAGATAATGTAAGTCTGTTCGATAAAGCGAAACATGCAAACGTACTGGAGAGCGCGGCAATGGACGTGGCATCGCTGGATAAAGCCCGCCAGTTGATGCGCGTTCAGAAAGAGGGGGAGCGTCATCTGAATATTCGTCCTGCGTTCGTACTGGTACCGACGGCGATGGAGTCTGTTGCTAACCAGGTCATTCGCTCCTCAAGTGTCAAGGGGGCCGACATTAACGCCGGTATTATTAACCCGGTGAAAGATTTTGCGACCGTTATTGCAGAGCCTCGTCTTGATGATAACAGCCAGACCACCTTCTACCTGGCTGCGTCAAAAGGCTCCGATACGATTGAAGTGGCTTATCTCAACGGTGTGGATACGCCATATATTGATCAGATGGAGGGCTTCAGTGTGGATGGCGTGACAACGAAAGTGCGTATTGACGCCGGTGTCGCGCCAGTTGATCACCGCGGTCTGGTGAAATGTACGGCGTAAACGTCGCAGACAACAACTCTGATGGCCCGTAAGGGCTTTTTTTGTACCTGAAATCAGCCCCTGAACGGGGCTGTGCGGAGACAGTTATGGCAAAGAATTTTGTAGAAGAAGGAAAAACGGTGGCGATTGTTGCCAGTGCAGCCATCAGCAGCGGAGATCTGGTGCAGGTGGGTGATGTTTTTGCGGTGGCGCTGACCGATATTCCACAGGGTGAAACAGGCGACGGCATGACCGAAGGTGTTTTTATGCTGCCTAAGCTGAAAACGGATGATATGAAAACGGGTAAGAAGGTTTATCTGAAGTCCGGAAAAGTTCAGCTGACTAACAGCGGCTCTGATCCGCTGGTCGGGGTTGTCTGGGCAGATGCCGGAACCAGTGCAGAAGAAGTGCCGGTAAAACTCAATGTCTGATCCCTTTTCCCGGCTGGCAGCGCGTATGGATGCGATCACGGTCAGAAAGATGGGAAAGACAGCCTCGATTAATGATGTCGATATGACTGTGATCCCGGGAGAAACACTGGCAGAGCTGAATGCTCTGTCCGGACCTGCGGTCTCTCTGGTGGTGTTTTCTTCGGGATACCGCCCACGGCGCGGGGATCGCGTTGTTTATGACGGACAACAATGGACGGTCACACGGCATGAACGTTTTAACGGTAAGCCAATGATCTTTATTGAGTAAAGAGGTGTGGGATGAAGGGGCTTGAGAATGCCATCCGTAATCTGAACAGCCTTGATACCCGTATGGTGCCACAGGCCAGCGCATGGGCGATAAACCGTGTGGCACAGAAAGCGGTCTCGGTCGCCACCCGGCAGGTTGCCGGGAATACCGTTGCGGGAGATAACCAGGTGAAAGGGATCCCCCTGAAACTGGTACGTCAGCGTGTCCGGGTGTTTAAAGCCAGTCCGTCAGGAAAAATGACGGCCAGGATCCGCGTTAACCGGGGCAATCTGCCCGCTATTAAGCTGGGGACAGCCCGGGTCAGACTGGCCCGGCGTGGTGGAAAACTGCAGTACCGTGGCAGTGTGCTGAAGGTGGGTAAATATCTTTTCCGGGATGCGTTTATTCAGCAACTGGCGAATGGTCGCTGGCATGTGATGCGGCGTATTGATGGCAAAAATCGTTACCCCATTGATGTGGTGAAAGTCCCGCTGTCCGGACCGCTGACACAGGCATTTGAAGATGCCCGCGACCGCATTATTGCTGCGGAAATGCCGAAACAGCTGGGGTATGCACTGAAACAACAACTGAGGTTATGGCTGACCCGATGAACCGACATACACAAATCCGCCAGGCCGTACTGGCACGCCTTCGGGAACAGTGTGGAGACAGCGCCACGTTTTTTGACGGGCTTCCGGCATTTATTGATGCGCAGGAACTGCCTGCCGTGGCGGTGTGGCTGAGTGATGCTCAGTACACCGGAAAAATGACGGATGAAGATGACTGGCAGGCTGTTCTGCATATTGCTGTCTTCATCCGGGCACAGGCACCGGATTCAGAGCTGGATATGTGGATGGAGAGCACCATTTTCCCGGCTCTGAATGATATACCGGCACTTTCCGGACTCATCGACACCCTGATCCCTCTCGGTTTTAACTATCAACGTGATAATGAGATGGCCACCTGGGCGATGGCGGAAATCACGTACCAGATCACGTACACGAATTAAAGGAGGTGGCAATGACCACACCAAATCCACTGGCAAAAACGAAAGGTGCGGGAACGACGTTCTGGATGTACACCGGCAAGGGCGATGCGTTTGCGAACCCTTTATCGGACACTGACTGGCTGCGTCTTGCGATGGTGAAGGATCTGCAACCTGGCGAAATGACCGCTGATGCAGAAGATGACACTTATCTCGATGATGAAGATGCAGACTGGAAAACGACAACCCAGGGGCAGAAATCCGTCGGTGATACTTCGGCGACGCTGGCCTGGCGTCCGGGTGACAGCGGGCAGAAAAAACTGGTTCAGTTGTTCGACTCCGGTGAAGTCTGCGCGTTTCGTATCAAATATCCCAACGGCACTGTTGATGTTTTCCGTGGCTGGCTGAGCTCACTGGGTAAAACCATTGCCTCAAAAGACGTGATGACCCGCACAGTGAAAATCAGCGGTGTGGGGCGTCCGCATCTGGCAGAGGAAGGCACTGAAACAGTGAGCGTTACCGGGCTGACGGTGGCACCGGCATCTGCCAGTGTAAAAGTGGGAGCAACCACCACGCTGACCTTTACAGTAAAACCTGACGGAGCCAGTGACAAAGCGATCAGTGTGCATTCGACAGATCCACAGACTGCCACGGTGACCCTGAACGGGCTTGTGGCCACGGTGAAAGGCGTGAAGCAGGGCAGTGTCAGCATTGTGGGCATGACCGCTGACGGGAATTTTGTGGCTGTGGCTGCGGTGACTGTCAGCGCCGCAGGTTAACAGGACGATACTCATCATTTGCCCCGGTTATTCGGGGCTTTTTTACAGGTGGAGAACATGATGTTTCTGAAACAGGACACGTTTAATTATGAAAAACAGTCCGTGGTGCTCAGTGAGCTGTCCGGGCTGCAGAGAATTGAATATCTGACGTTTGTTCAGCAGCGAACGGCAAAGTTTGATGCCGGGGAGGGAGAACTGCCGGAGGCTGAACGACAGATTGCTTTTCTGCGGATGGGGATGGATATCAATGCCTGGCTGGTTTCCCGCTCACTGTGGAATGCGGAACAGTCTCAGGATGTTGAGACGCTTTACGCATCCGTTATTACAACATGGTCGTATGATGCCCTGGGTGCGGGGGCGGAGATGGTTCTGTCGCTGAGCGGTATGGGGGCCATTGATAATGCCGGGGATTTGGAGCATGAGGTGCTGACGCCGGAAAAGTCCTGACGCGGGAAATGCAGTTTGTCATGCGGCTTGCCCGGGAGTTCCGGCGGGCAGACTGGCGGCGGATGCTGTCGGAAATGTCGGCCACTGAGCTTGGTGAGTGGGGCGATTATTTCCGGATGCAGAGCTTCAGTGATGTGTGGATGGATGCGCAGTTTGCCTCGCTGAAGGCATTGATCGTGAGAATGGTGTCCGGCAGCAGTGATGCTGCGGTGGCTGATTTCAGCCTTTTACCGGAAGAGAACGGGATACCGGAGCGAACGGACGAAGAACTGATGCATCTTGGGGAAGGTATTTCCGGAGGTGTGCGTTATGGACCAGATAGCCAACCTGGTCATTGATTTGGGGATTGATGCGGCAGAGTTTAAAAATGAAATTCCCCGTATCAAAAACCTTCTGAATGGTGCAGCCAGCGATGCAGAACGGTCTTCTGCCCGTATGCAGCGTTTTATGGAGCGTCAGACTCAGGCCGCCCGGCAGACAACGCAGGCGGCTTCTTCGGCTGCAACAGCCGCATCCGTCCATGCGCAGACGGTGGAGAAAAACGCACAGGCTCATGAACGCATGGCCCGCGAGGTGGAGAAAACCCGCCAGCGCATGGAGGCACTGAGCCAGAAAATGCGCGAGGAACAGGCGCAGGCCATGGCTCTGGCGGAGGCTCAGGATAAAGCGGCTGCCGCGTTTTATCGTCAGATTGACAGTGTAAAACAGGCCAGTGCGGGGCTGCAGGAATTACAGCGTATTCAGCAGCAGATCCGACAGGCCAGAAACAGTGGCGGGATTGGTCAGCAGGATTATCTGGCGCTGATTTCTGAGGTTACGGCGAAAACCCGTGTTCTTACACAGGCTGAGGAAGAGGCTACCCGACAGAAAGTGGCGTTTATCCGTCAGCTTAAAGAGCAGGCAACCCGCCAGAATCTTTCTTCTTCTGAGTTGCTTCGTGCTAAGGCTGCCCTGCTGGGGGTAAGCAGTGCTGCAGAAGTGTATATCCGCAAAATGGAGCAGGCAGGAAAAGCAACGCATTCGCTGGGTCTGAAAAGTGCAGCGGCCCGTCAGGAGATAGGCGTTCTGATAGGTGAACTGGCCCGCGGCAATTTAGGTGCGCTGAGGGGATCCGGAATAACGCTGGCTAACCGTGCCGGGTGGATAGACACACTGATGTCACCGAAAGGCATGATGCTTGGCGGGGTTATTGGCGGTATTGCCGCGGCTGTCTATGGTCTGGGTAAAGCCTGGTATGACGGTCAGAAGGAGGGGGAAGAATTTAACCGCCAGCTGTCGCTGACGGGGCATTATGCCGGAGTCACTGCCGGGCAGCTGTGGACGCTCAGTCGTGCTATTTCCGGGAATGGTATCACGCAACATGCTGCAGCCGGTGCGCTGGCTCAGGTGGTGGGGAGTGGTGCATTTCGTGGAAACGATATCGGTATGGTGGCGAGAGCTGCCGCACAGATGGAGCGATCGGTTGGCCAGTCGGTCAGCGATACCATAAATCAGTTTAAGCGGCTGAAGGATGATCCTGTAAATGCCGCGAAGGCTCTGGACAATGAGCTGCATTTTCTTACTGCCACTCAGCTTGAGCAGATACGCGTCCTTGGGGAACAGGGGCGGTCCAGTGATGCGGCACGGATAGCCATGTCTGCACTGGCAGAGGAAACCGGTCGGCGTACTGCGGATATTGATAATAACCTCAATGCGCTGGGCAGTACGCTGAAGTATCTGTCTGATTTATGGAGTCGTTTCTGGGATGCGGCCATGAATATTGGTCGTGAAGACTCGCTGGATGAACAGATTTCCGCTTTACAGGAGAAAGTGTCGCGGGCGAAAAGACTCCCCTGGACGGCATCATCTTCTCAGGTTGAGTACGATCAGCAGCGTCTTAACGAGCTTCAGGAGAAAAAACGCCAGAAGGATTTGCAGGATGCAAAAGAGCAGGCAGAGCGGAATTATCAGGAGCAACAGAAACGCCGTAATGCTGAAAATGCTGCACTGAACCGGATGAATGAAACGGAAGCAGCACGACATCAGCGTGAAATTGCGCGTATTAATGCCATGCAGTACGCCGATCAGGCTGTCAGGGATGCGGCGATACAACGTGAAAATGAACGTTACGAGAAAGCCCTGGCATCCGGTAAGAAAAAAACACGCGAAACCCGTAATGATGAGGCCACCCGGTTATTGCTGCAGTACAGTCAGCAACAGGCACAGGTGGAAGGACAGATTGCTGCTGCAAGACAGTCAGCAGGCATTGCCACTGACAGGATGACAGAAGCGCATAAACAGCTTCTGGCTCTGCAGCAGCGCATCAGCGATCTGGACGGGAAAAAACTGACGGCAGATGAAAAGAGTGTGCTGGCCCGTAAAGATGAACTGATTCAGGCACTGACGCTGCTGGATGTAAAACAGCAGGAGCTTCAGAAACAGACGGCACTCAACGATCTGAAGAAAAAAACAATTCAGCTGACCAGTCAACTGGCTGAAGAAGAGCGCGCTCAGCGCCAGCAACATGACCTGGATATCGCCACGGTGGGTATGGGTGATCAGCAGCGGCAGCGATATCAGGTACAACTGAGTCTTCGCCAGAAATACCAGCAACAGCTGGAGCAGTTGAGGCGGGATAGTGAGCAGAAAGGAACATATAACACGGATGACTACAGAAAGGCCGAGCAGGCGCTGACGGAGAGCCTGAACCGACAACTGAATGAGAATCGCCGTTACTGGCAACAGCTTGAAATTGCTCAGGGTAACTGGAAAAACGGTGCCATGCGGGCGTTTCAGAATTTCACGGCAGATGCGGATAATGCGGCAGGAACTGCTGAGCAGATGCTTACAGCGGCATTTAACAGTGCAGGTAATGCACTGGCAACCTTCTGTACCACCGGAAAACTGAACTTCAAATCTTTTACCGCCTCGCTCCTTTCTGATCTAGCAAAAATCATGGCCAAGATGTCCATGATGCAGGCAGTTAAGGGGGTTGGTTCGGCGTTTGGCTGGGGGAGTGCAGCAACTGCCAGTGTGACGCCCAATGCTGATGGTGGTGTTTATCAGTCTGCTGATTTGAGTCGCTACAGTGGCACAGTGGTTAACCGTCCGACGTTTTTTGCTTTTGCAAAAGGTGCAGGTGTGATGGGGGAAGCTGGGCCTGAAGCCATTCTGCCACTGCGTCGTGGTGCTGACGGTAAGCTGGGGGTTGTGGCGGATATTGGTGGTTCAGGTATGGCGATGTTTGCCCCGCAGTACAACATTGAGATCAATAACGATGGCACGAACGGGCAGATAGGTCCGGCTGCCCTGAAGGTGGTTTATGACCTCGGGAAAAAAGCAGCAGCGGACTTTATGCAACAGCAGTCCCGTGATGGTGGTCTGTTCTCCGGAGGTGGACGATGAAAACCTTCCGCTGGAAAGTGAAACCCGGTATGGATGTGGCTTCGGCCCCTTCCGTAAGAAAGGTGCGCTTTGGTGATGGCTATTCTCAGCGTGCGCCTGCCGGGCTGAACGCTGACCTGAAAACGTACAGCGTGACGCTTTCTGTTCCCCGCGAGGAGGCCACGGCACTGGAATCGTTTCTGGCTGAGCACGGGGGCTGGAAGGCCTTTCTGTGGACGCCGCCTTATGGCTACCGGCAGATAAAGGTGACCTGCGCAAAATGGTCGTCGCGGGTCAGTATGTTGCGTGTTGAGTTTAGCGCAGAGTTTGAACAGGTGGTGAACTGATGCAGGATATCCGACAGGACACACTGAATGAATGCACCCGTGCGGATCAGTCGGCCAGTGTGGTGCTCTGGGAAATCGATCTGACAGAGATCGGTGGAGAACGTTATTTTTTCTGTAATGAGCAGAACGAAAAAGGTGAGCCGGTCACCTGGCAGGGGAGACAATATCAGGCGTATCCCATTCAGGGGAGTGGTTTTGAACTGAATGGCAAAGGCACCAGTACGCGCCCCACGCTGGCAGTCTCTAACCTGTATGGCATGGTCACCGGGATGGCGGAAGATCTGCAGAGTCTGGTCGGCGGAACGGTGGTCAGGCGTAAGGTTTACGCCCGTTTTCTGGATGCGGTGAACTTCGTCAACGGAAACAGCGACGCCGATCCGGAGCAGGAGGTGATCAGTCGCTGGCGCATCGAGCAGTGCAGCGAACTGAGCGCGGTGAGTGCCTCTTTTGTACTGTCCACGCCGACGGAAACGGACGGCGCTGTTTTTCCGGGACGTATCATGCTGGCCAACACCTGCACTTGGACCTATCGCGGCGATGAGTGCGGTTATCACGGTCCGGCTGTCGCGGATGAATATGACCAGCCAACGTCCGATATCACGAAGGATAAATGCAGCAAATGCCTGAGCGGTTGTAAGTTCCGCAATAACGTCGGCAACTTTGGCGGCTTCCTTTCCATTAACAAACTTTCGCAGTAAATCCCATGACACAGACAGAATCAGCGATTCTGGCGCACGCCCGGCGATGTGCGCCAGCGGAGTCGTGCGGCTTCGTGGTGAGAACGCCGGAGGAGGAAAGATATTTTCCCTGCGTGAATATCTCCGGTGAGCCGGAGGCGTATTTCCGTATGTCGCCGGAAGACTGGCTGCAGGCAGAAATGCAGGGTGAGATTGTGGCGCTGGTCCACAGCCACCCCGGTGGTCTGCCCTGGCTGAGTGAGGCCGACAGGCGGCTGCAGGTGCAGAGTGATTTGCCGTGGTGGCTGGTCTGCCGGGGAGTGATTCATAAGTTCCGCTGTGTGCCGCATCTCACCGGGCGGCGTTTTGAGCACGGGGTGACAGACTGTTATACGCTGTTCCGCGATGCCTATCATCTTGCAGGTATCGATTTGCCGGATTTTTACCGACATGATGACTGGTGGAAATCAGGTCAGAATCTCTATCTGGATAATCTGGAGGCCATAGGGCTGTATCAGGTGCCGTTGTCATCAGCACAACCGGGCGATGTGCTGCTGTGCTGCTTTGGTTCATCGGTGCCGAATCATGCCGCCATTTACTGTGGTGACGGCGAGCTGCTGCACCATATTCCTGAACAACTGAGCAAACGAGAGAGGTATACCGACAAATGGCAGCGACGCACACACTCCCTCTGGCGTCACCAGGCATGGCACGCATCTGCCTTTACGGGGATTTACAACGATTTGGCCGCCGCATCGATCTGCGTGTGAAAACGGGGGCCGAAGCCATCCGGGCGCTGGCCATGCAGATCCCGGCGTTTCGTCAGAAGCTGAGCGACGGCTGGTATCAGGTACGCATTGCCGGGCGTGATACAGGTGAAACGGAATTATCAGCCCGTCTTAATGAACCGCTGGCAAATGGTGCTGTGATCCATATCGTGCCGCGTCTGGCAGGAGCCAAAAGTGGCGGTGTGTTTCAGGTGGTGCTTGGGGCGGCGCTGATTGCGGTGGCATGGTGGAACCCTGTGGGCTGGCTGGGGGCCGCGGCTGTATCGGGCATGTATGCGGCAGGGGCCAGTATGATCCTGGGCGGAGTGGCGCAGATGCTGGCACCGAAAGCCAGGACGCCCACGGCAGCCAGTACAGATAACGGCAAACAGAACACCTATTTCTCCTCACTGGATAACATGGTTGCCCAGGGCAATGTTCTGCCTGTTCTGTACGGTGAAATGCGCGTGGGGTCACGTGTGGTTTCTCAGGAGATCAGCACGGCAGACGAAGGGGATGGTGGTCAGGTTGTGGTGATTGGTCGCTGATGCAAAATGTTTTATGTGAAACCGCCTCCGGGCGGTTTTGTCGTTTATGGAGCGTGAGGAATGGGTAAAGGCAGCAGTAAGGGGCATACCCCGCGCGAAGCAAAGGACAACCTGAAGTCCACGCAGTTGCTGAGTGTGATCGATGCCATCAGCGAAGGGCCGGTTGAAGGTCCGGTGGATGGATTAAAAAGCGTGCTGCTGAACAGTACACCGGTGCTGGACAGTGAGGGGAATACTAACATCTCTGGTGTCACGGTGGTGTTCCGGGCAGGTGAGCAGGAACAGACACCGCCGGAGGGATTTGAATCATCAGGTTCCGAGACGGTACTGGGTACGGAAGTGAAATACGACACGCCGATCACCCGGACCATCACGTCGGCAAACATTGACCGTCTGCGCTTTACCTTCGGTGTGCAGGCACTGGTGGAAACCACCTCAAAGGGGGACCGGAATCCGTCGGAAGTTCGCCTGCTGGTTCAGATACAGCGTAATGGTGGCTGGGTGACGGAAAAAGACATCACCATTAAGGGCAAAACCACCTCGCAGTATCTGGCCTCGGTGGTGGTGGATAACCTGCCGCCGCGCCCGTTTAATATCCGGATGCGCAGAATGACGCCGGACAGCACCACAGACCAGCTGCAGAACAAAACGCTCTGGTCGTCATACACCGAAATCATCGATGTGAAACAGTGCTACCCGAACACGGCACTGGTCGGCGTACAGGTGGATTCGGAGCAGTTCGGCAGCCAGCAGGTGAGCCGTAATTATCATCTGCGCGGGCGTATTCTGCAGGTACCGTCGAATTATAACCCGCAGACGCGGCAATACAGCGGTATCTGGGACGGAACGTTTAAACCGGCATACAGCAACAACATGGCCTGGTGTCTGTGGGATATGCTGACCCACCCGCGCTACGGCATGGGGAAACGTCTTGGTGCGGCAGATGTGGATAAATGGGCGCTGTATGTCATCGGCCAGAATTGCGACCAGTCGGTGCCGGATGGTTTTGGCGGCACGGAGCCGCGCATCGCCTGTAATGCGTACCTGACCACACAGCGCAAGGCGTGGGATGTGCTCAGTGATTTCTGCTCGGCGATGCGCTGTATGCCGGTATGGAACGGGCAGACGCTGACGTTCGTGCAGGACCGACCGTCGGATAAGGTGTGGACCTATAACCGCAGTAATGTGGTGATGCCGGATGATGGCGCGCCGTTCCGCTACAGCTTCAGCGCCCTGAAGGACCGCCATAATGCCGTTGAGGTGAACTGGATTGACCCGAATAACGGCTGGGAGACGGCGACAGAGCTTGTGGAGGACACGCAGGCCATTGCCCGTTACGGTCGTAACGTCACGAAGATGGATGCCTTTGGCTGTACCAGCCGGGGGCAGGCACACCGCGCCGGGCTGTGGCTGATTAAAACAGAACTGCTGGAAACGCAGACCGTGGACTTCAGCGTGGGTGCCGAAGGGCTTCGCCATGTACCGGGCGATGTCATTGAAATCTGCGATGATGACTATGCCGGTATCCGCACCGGCGGGCGCGTGCTGGCGGTAAACAGCCAGACCCGGACGCTGACGCTCGACCGTGAAATCACGCTGCCATCTTCCGGCACCACGCTGATAAGCCTGGTTGACGGGCAGGGGAGTCCGGTCAGCGTGGAGGTTCAGTCCGTCACCGACGGCGTGAAGGTGAAAGTGAGCCGTGTTCCTGACGGCGTTGCTGAATACAGCGTATGGGGGCTGAAGCTGCCGACGTTGCGCCAGCGCCTGTTCCGCTGCGTGAGTATCCGTGAGAACGACGACGGCACGTATGCCATCACCGCCGTGCAGCATGTACCGGAAAAAGAGGCCATCGTGGATAACGGGGCGCACTTTGACGGCGACCAGAGCGGCACGGTAAATGGTGTCACGCCGCCAGCGGTGCAGCACCTGACCGCAGAAGTCACCGCAGACAGCGGGGAATATCAGGTGCTGGCGCGCTGGGACACGCCGAAGGTGGTGAAGGGGGTGAGCTTCCTGCTTCGCCTGACCGTGGCAGCGGACGATGGCAGTGAGCGGCTGGTCAGTACGGCCAGGACGACGGAAACCACATACCGCTTCACGCAACTGGCGCTGGGGAACTACAGGCTGACTGTCCGGGCGGTAAATGCGTGGGGACAGCAGGGCGAACCGGCATCGGTATCGTTCCGGATTGCCGCACCGGCAGCGCCGTCTCGGATTGAGCTGACACCGGGCTATTTTCAGATAACCGCCACGCCGCATCTTGCGGTTTATGATCCGACGGTACAATTTGAGTTCTGGTTCTCGGAAACGCGGATTACCGATATCAGGCAGGTTGAAACCACAGCCCGCTACCTTGGCACGGGGCTGTACTGGATAGCCGCCAGTATCAATATCAAACCGGGCCATGATTATTACTTTTATATCCGCAGTGTGAACACCGTTGGCAAATCGGCATTCGTGGAGGCTGTCGGTCAGCCGAGTGATGATGCATCAGGCTATCTGGATTTTTTCAAAGGCGAGATAGGGAAAACCCATCTGGCTCAGGAGCTGTGGACGCAGATTGATAACGGTCAGCTTGCGCCTGACCTGACTGAAATCAGGACGTCCATAACGGATGTCAGCAATGAAATAACACAGACCGTCAATAAGAAACTGGAAGACCAGAGTGCAGCGATCCAGCAGATACAGAAGGTTCAGGTTGATACAAATAATAACCTGAACAGCATGTGGGCAGTGAAGCTGCAGCAGATGCAGGACGGACGCCTTTATATTGCGGGTATCGGTGCCGGTATTGAGAACACCCCTGACGGCATGCAGAGTCAGGTGCTGCTGGCAGCAGACAGGATTGCGATGATTAATCCTGCGAATGGCAACACAAAGCCGATGTTTGTTGGTCAGGGCGATCAGATATTCATGAATGAAGTGTTCCTGAAACGCCTGACGGCCCCCACCATTACCAGCGGCGGTAATCCTCCGGCATTTTCCCTGACATCAGACGGGAGACTGACGGCGAAAAATGCGGATATCAGTGGCAGTGTGAATGCGAACTCAGGAACGCTCAACAATGTCACGATTAACCAGAACTGTACGATTAAGGGCATGCTGGAGGCGACCCAGGTCAGAGGAGATTTCGTTAAAGCTGTATCAAAAGCCTTCCCGAAAAAAGTCGGTACGTGGGGTAACACGGAAACACCAAACGGTACGGTTACAGTCACCATCAGCGATGATCATAACTTTGACCGCCAGATTATTATTCCGCCCATTATTTTTAACGGTATAGCGTATGACGATCCGGGGAGCGGAAATAACCCAGGAGGCACGCGATACACGGGTTATGGTTTTGAAGTTCGCAAAAACGGCGTATTAATCGCATCCAGAGAAACTAAAGGGGCCATTCCCGGTAGTTACAGTGCAGTTATTGATATGCCGAGTGGCAGGGGAAGCGTCACTCTGGAGTTTAAGATTTTCCAGAAAGGCAATCAGGGGGCAGGCAATATCACCGACTGTACGGTGATTGTGACCAAAAAAGCCGCTTCCGGCATCAGTATTCGTTGAAATATTTATAACCCCAATAAAGGGCGTCAGGAATGACGCCTTTTTTATTGCAGAAAAGCGAGAGGTAATTATGCGTAAAGTTTGTGCAGCAATTTTGTCCGCAGCCATTTGTCTGGCCGTATCCGGTGCGCCTGCATGGGCGTCTGAACATCAGTCCACGCTGAGCGCGGGGTATCTTCATGCCTCGACGAACGTCCCCGGCAGCGATGATCTGAACGGGATTAACGTGAAATACCGTTATGAGTTTACGGACACACTGGGGCTGGTGACGTCATTCAGCTATGCAGGAGACAAGAATCACCAGCTGACCCGTTACAGCGATACCCGCTGGCATGAAGATTCCGTTCGTAACCGCTGGTTCAGCGTAATGGCGGGGCCGTCTGTGCGCGTGAATGAATGGTTCAGCGCGTATGCGATGGCGGGTGTAGCTTACAGCCGTGTGTCGACTTTCTCCGGGGATTATCTTCGCGTAACTGACAACAAGGGGAAAAAGCACGATGTGCTGACCGGAAGTGATGACGGTCGCCACAGCAACACGTCTCTGGCGTGGGGGGCTGGCGTGCAGTTTAACCCGACCGAATCCGTGGCCATTGATATTGCTTATGAAGGCTCCGGCAGTGGTGACTGGCGCACTGACGGTTTCATCGTGGGTGTCGGTTATAAATTCTGATTAGCCAGGTAACACAGTGTTATGACAGCCCGCCGGTTCAGGCGGGCTTTTTTGTGGGGTGAATATGGCAGTAAAGATTTCAGGTGTACTGAAAGACGGCACAGGAAAACCGGTACAGAACTGCACAATCCAGCTGAAAGCAAAACGTAACAGCACCACGGTGGTGGTGAACACGCTGGCCTCAGAAAATCCGGATGAAGCCGGGCGTTACAGCATGGACGTTGAGTACGGGCAGTACAGCGTTATTCTGTTGGTGGAGGGATTCCCGCCGTCACATGCCGGGACCATCACCGTGTATGAAGATTCCCGACCCGGTACGCTGAATGATTTTCTCGGTGCCATGACGGAGGATGATGCCCGTCCTGAGGCACTGCGCCGTTTTGAACTGATGGTGGAAGAGGTGGCGCGTAACGCGTCCGCGGTGGCACAGAACACGGCAGCCGCGAAGAAGTCAGCCAGCGATGCCAGCACATCAGCCCGTGAGGCGGCAACCCATGCGACTGATGCTGCAGGCTCAGCACGCGCAGCCAGCACGTCAGCCGGACAGGCCGCGTCGTCGGCTCAGTCAGCATCTTCCAGCGCAGGAACGGCATCAACAAAGGCCAGTGAAGCATCGAAAAGTGCTGCTGCTGCAGAGTCCTCAAAAAGCGCGGCAGCTACCAGTGCCGGTGCGGCGAAAACGTCAGAAACGAATGCGGCAGCGTCACAACAATCAGCAGCCACTTCTGCATCCGCCGCGACCACGAAGGCGTCAGAAGCAGCCACCTCAGCCCGGGATGCGGCGGCCTCAAAAGAGGCAGCGAAATCATCAGAAACGAACGCATCATCAAGCGCCAGTAGTGCCGCTTCCTCGGCAACGGCGGCAGGCAATTCCGCGAAGGCGGCAAAGACGTCTGAGACAAACGCCAGGTCTTCTGAAACGGCAGCGGGACAGAGCGCCTCGGCTGCGGCAGGCTCAAAAACAGCGGCTGCGTCGTCTGCCAGTGCCGCGTCAACAAGTGCCGGGCAGGCCTCAGCCAGTGCCACCGCCGCCGGAAAATCGGCAGAAAGTGCCGCATCGTCTGCTTCAACAGCCACAACGAAGGCTGGCGAAGCCACTGAACAGGCCAGCGCAGCAGCGAGGTCTGCTTCCGCAGCGAAGACATCCGAGACGAACGCGAAAGCGTCGGAAACCAGCGCAGAATCCTCAAAAACGGCTGCCGCATCGTCCGCCAGTTCGGCGGCGTCATCGGCATCATCGGCGTCTGCTTCAAAAGATGAGGCGACCAGACAAGCGTCCGCAGCGAAGGGCAGCGCCACGACAGCATCCACGAAGGCGACAGAGGCAGCTGGCAGTGCGACGGCGGCAGCACAGAGCAAAAGTACGGCGGAATCCGCGGCAACGCGCGCCGAGACAGCGGCAAAACGGGCAGAGGATATTGCATCCGCCGTGGCGCTTGAGGATGCAAGTACGACGAAAAAGGGGATAGTACAGCTCAGCAGTGCGACCAACAGTACGTCTGAAACGCTGGCGGCAACGCCAAAGGCAGTAAAATCAGCCTATGACAATGCAGAGAAACGTCTGCAGAAAGACCAGAACGGCGCTGATATACCCGATAAGGGACGCTTCCTGAACAACATTAACGCGGTCAGTAAAACAGACTTTGCTGATAAGCGTGGTATGCGTTATGTGCGGGTTAACGCTCCTGCAGGTGCAACATCTGGAAAATATTACCCTGTTGTTGTTATGCGTTCTGCTGGCTCAGTAAGCGAACTGGCATCAAGGGTCATTATCACCACGGCAACGCGAACCGCAGGCGATCCGATGAATAACTGCGAGTTTAACGGATTTGTTATGCCTGGTGGCTGGACTGACAGGGGGCGTTATGCTTATGGAATGTTCTGGCAATATCAAAACAATGAACGAGCCATCCACTCAATAATGATGAGTAATAAGGGCGATGATTTGCGCTCTGTGTTCTATGTTGATGGCGCTGCTTTCCCTGTTTTTGCGTTTATCGAAGATGGCCTGTCAATATCCGCACCTGGTGCTGATCTCGTTGTTAATGATACGACCTATAAGTTTGGGGCAACAAATCCGGCGACTGAATGTATCGCGGCGGACGTTATCCTTGATTTTAAGAGTGGGCGTGGTTTTTATGAGTCTCATTCGTTAATCGTTAACGATAACTTGTCGTGCAAAAAACTTTTTGCCACAGACGAAATTGTAGCGCGTGGTGGTAATCAGATTCGAATGATAGGTGGGGAGTATGGGGCATTATGGCGTAATGATGGCGCTAAAACTTACCTGCTGCTTACCAATCAAGGTGATGTTTATGGTGGCTGGAATACATTAAGACCGTTTGCTATTGATAACGCAACCGGCGAACTGGTTATTGGAACCAAACTGTCCGCAAGTCTGAACGGTAATGCATTAACAGCAACAAAGCTGCAAACGCCAAGACGGATTTCTGGTGTTGAGTTTGATGGTTCCAAAGATATTACTTTAACCGCCGCGCATGTGGCTGCTTTTGCCAGAAGGGCAACGGATACATATGCCGATGCGGATGGTGGCGTTCCCTGGAATGCCGAATCAGGCGCTTATAATGTCACCCGCTCTGGCGACAGCTATATTCTGGTTAACTTCTATACCGGAGTCGGAAGTTGCCGGACCTTGCAGATGAAGGCGCATTACAGAAATGGTGGTCTGTTCTACCGTTCTTCAAGAGACGGTTATGGTTTTGAGGAAGACTGGGCAGAAGTTTATACCTCGAAAAATCTTCCACCAGAAAGCTACCCAGTCGGCGCACCAATCCCGTGGCCATCAGATACCGTTCCGTCTGGTTATGCCCTGATGCAGGGGCAGACTTTTGACAAATCTGCCTACCCGAAACTTGCAGCCGCTTATCCGTCAGGCGTGATCCCTGATATGCGTGGCTGGACGATTAAGGGCAAGCCCGCCAGTGGTCGTGCCGTATTGTCTCAGGAACAGGACGGCATAAAATCGCATACCCACAGCGCCAGCGCATCCAGTACTGATTTGGGGACGAAAACCACATCGTCGTTTGATTACGGCACTAAATCCACGAATAACACTGGTGCGCATACCCATAGTTTAAGTGGCAGCACGAATGCAGCTGGTAATCACAGCCATAGAGATGGCCGTCGATTTAACCCCAGTGTTTTTAAAGATACTTATCAATATGGTTATACAAGCTCAGGTCAAAATACCTGGGGTGTACAAGGCTCAGTAGGTATGTCTACGGGGTGGTTAGCGAATACCAGTACAGATGGTAACCATAGCCACTCACTGTCCGGCACAGCAGCATCTGCAGGTGCACACGCACATACTGTCGGTATTGGTGCACACACGCACTCCGTTGCGATTGGTTCACATGGACACACCATCACCGTTAACGCTGCTGGTAACGCGGAAAACACCGTCAAAAACATCGCATTTAACTATATTGTGAGGCTTGCATAATGGCATTCAGAATGAGTGAACAACCACGGACCATAAAAATTTATAATCTGCTGGCCGGAACTAATGAATTTATTGGTGAAGGTGACGCATATATTCCGCCTCATACAGGTCTGCCAGCAAACAGTACCGATATTGCACCGCCAGATATTCCGGCAGGCTTTGTGGCTGTTTTCAACAGTGATGAGGCATCGTGGCATCTCGTTGAAGACCATCGGGGTAAAACGGTTTATGACGTGGCTTCCGGCGACGCGTTATTTATTTCTGAACTTGGCTCGTTACCGGAAAATGTCACCTGGTTATCGCCGGAAGGGGAATATCAGAAGTGGAACGGCACAGCCTGGGTGAAGGATACGGAAGCAGAAAAACTGTTCCGGATCCGGGAGGCGGAAGAAACAAAAAACAGCCTGATGCAGGCAGCGAATGAGCATATTGCGCCACTTCAGGATGCTGTAGATCTGGAAATCGCAACGGAGGAAGAAAACTCGTTGCTGGAAGCCTGGAAAAAGTATCGGGTGTTGCTGAACCGTGTTGATACATCAGTAGCACCGGATATTGAGTGGCCTGCTGTCCCTGTTATGGAGTAATCGTTTTGAGATACGCCGCATACACGTTGTATGCAATAACGTGCTGCGGCTTGGTAAATTTTAGCTAGTTTCAGCAGGAGACATAAAAAACTTCAATATAAGATTAAGCATCACGTATTGCCAACCTGATTTTTGACTGATACCAATTGGGGCCTTCTGCAATTATTTCTTCCTCAACATGCATGATGGGATGCATTTCAATTTCAGAGTTTTTGACTTTTAGATCTAGTCCATATTTTTTTGAAATTTGTAAAACTTCATTTTTGAAATCCTTATCTGCGAAAGGTGAAATCCTTATTTCTTCCAACAGATTATTAAGAGATACAGGGACTAGTTTTCCCTTTACAGGTGGAGTGTTAAAGGTATTCTCTTGAAAAATAGCTCTAAACTCTTTTTCGTGTTCGAAAGATGGTCTCTTGTTAAAGAATACATCTGATTCTGGATTGTATTGTTTTATCCAGAAATTTTTGACGTATTTTACGTGTTTTAATTGTAGTTTGTTTAGATTATTATTTTCAAGTTGGCTTTGGAGGTTTTTTTCTTTGATTTTATGACAACGCCTTTAGCGGGGTTTTTACAATACAGCTTCCACATAGCTTCAGATTCATGTTCGTTACAATGCCAGCAACTTATATATGTCCTCTCGCTTATTTCCTTAAGTGTCTTTAAATTGAATGCCATGAAAGGCTCTAAGTCCATGCCGGCACCATGAGTAGCGCATAGTTTTTCCTGTGTCTCAATGAATTTTTTATAGCCAGTATGTCCCCAAGCAAATTCACCTTCGAACGGATCTTCAAAATTTTTTGCTGAGCAAAAAAATAAAGCATTTTGTTCGAGTAACATAGAGAATTTCTCTATGTCAAGATATCGCCATATATACTCAGTGTGCATGATAGCTCCTTGCAATATAACTATTTCTATCTGTTCATTTGTACTTAAAAAGGATTGAGTAGCCCGAACAGTTCTATCCGTAAATATACCAGATAGAAGAGTTGTACAATAACAAATCCTCCGTATAAGAACCAGCCATAATAGTCTGGTTCTTAAGTTTTTTTGTTCGAGGGGTTTTAACCTACGATTCGTCCCCATATCGGCGATAAATTAGGCTTGTACCAACGCTTCTGTTTCTGTGAGTGAAATCTGATAGCGTTTTACTGCCTCAGCAAAGGCGTGCGCGGCATCTGCATTTGATACCATATATTCTTCAGTTACCCCTGTTTGAGAATGGAAAGTAATATTTCCATAAATGCAAATAGGGATTTGGTAGTTGTCTTTAAAACGACGGTCTGGTGAGCCATTCTTATTCGTTTTCGCCCATGTATAACCATCTATGCGTGAGTCACTGGGAACACCTTCTTCCTCATGGAATCTTAGATATTCTGAACTAATTTGTAATTCGCGTAAATCAATCAGAGCGAATGCTCCATCGGCTCGTGGTATGACTGCAACTCCAGGATAAAGCAAAATATCGTCTCCATTTGCATTTTCAAACCTCATCGCACGCCCTGTAAATTGAATGAGATCCGTTGAACTAAAATCAAAGGTAACTGGGTGACGATTAACAGACCGGGTTGCTAATGTTCTTTCAGCAAACTGGTCTGTAGCTTTATCTGCAGTAATATCCCATTTTTTGACACTCGATTTTAACATATCAAATGCATGGACCATCGCTGCATATGCGCGCTGTGAAGCATCACTGCTCTCGAATGTTATGGCTATTTTTGTGCTGTCTTCCCATGAAACTAGGCGAGATATCTCAGCTTGGGTTAGGGGGAGTAGTGTCTCAAGTTCTGCGATGCGTCGTTTGTAAAACCAACGGAATAGACTTGATTTGCGTCGAGCCAGCTCGCTTTTTTGTTTTGATTCTTCGGCAAGAGCCTCTTGAAGATCTGCTTTTATCTCTGCTCTTTGTTCTCGTGCTTTAGCAATCAAATCTCGTAAAGGTAAAAGGGAGGTACTTGTAAGGACTTCTACCGAAGCGCTGGATATTTCATTCATGCCAGCTACAGGCATATATATTTTAGCGTTCGATGGTGTGTTTTCTGGAGATGACCCAGACCCCAAATGAGGTTCTGTAGGGGCTGGATTTAATGGATTGGTAACTGAGTATCCATCATCATAGGGCAAGGTAGGTGTAGTATAAGATAAGCCTGTGCCCGGTAATCCGACAGTTGCTCTAACCCCTTTTTTACCAACATTGACAGTTGCGCCAGGCATGCCAATGCTTGCACTTATTCCACGCTTGCCAATGTTGAGTCGAACGCCAGGAAATAAAGTAAAGGTTTGTCTGAAACGAAGAGACAT